TATAATAATTACAGATACAGTATAAACATGCTGGGTAGACAGATGGGTAAAACTACTGTAGCCGCAGGATACTTGCTGTGGTATGCTATGTTTAAGCCTGATAGTACAATATTAGTTGCGGCACACAAAGCGGCAGGTGCAAGTGAAATCATGCAACGTATACGTTATGCTTATGAGAATGTACCCGATTATATAAGAGCAGGTGTTGCAGAATACAACAAAGGCAGTATAACCTTTGATAATGGTTCACGTATTGTTAGTAGTACAACAACAGAAAACACTGGACGTGGTATGTCCTTAACACTTATATATTGTGATGAGTTTGCGTTTGTGCGTAATACTATTGCGAAAGAGTTTTGGACTTCCTTGTCACCCACACTAGCAACAGGTGGTAAGGCTATTGTAACATCAACACCAAACAATGATGATGATCAGTTTGCAACTATTTGGCGTGGTGCAAATAAAATGTTTGATGAACACGGCAATGAACAAGAAGTTGGTGTTAATGGCTTTAAGCCTTTCTTAGCAAAATGGGACGAACACCCAGAACGTGATGAGGCTTGGGCGTTACAAGAAAAGTCCAGTATTGGCACTGAACGTTTTAGACGTGAACATGATTGTGAATTTGTTATCTATGATGAAACATTAATTTCTCCTTTGAAATTGGTTGACTTACATGGCATAGATCCTATACGTCAAATGGGACAAGTTCGTTGGTATAAACATCCACATCCTAATTGCACTTATGTTGTAAGTTTAGATCCTAGTGCAGGAACAGGTGGAGATTACAGTGCAATACAAGTAATAGAATTGCCCACAATGACACAGATTGCTGAGTGGCAACACAACAGAACTCCAGTAGAAGGACAAATGCGTACTATGATGGAGATACTACAATATCTCAAAGAATTACAAGTACAGCAAATTTATTGGAGTGTAGAGAATAATAGTATTGGTGAAGCGGCACTGGTAGTGATCAGAGACACAGGCGAAGAAAGTTTTCCAGGAGACATGCTACATGAACCAAAGAAGATACAAGGGCAGAAAGGTCGCAAAGGTTTCCATACCAGTCATAGAACAAAAGTAGAATCATGTGTACAATTAAAACGTTTTATAGAACAAGACAAGTTTAAGTTAAACAGTAAAGCATTAATTAGCGAACTTAAAAACTTTGTTGCAAAAGGAAATAGTTTTTGTGCTAAACCAGGAGAACACGATGACCTGGTTATGTCATTCTTATTAGGCGTGAGAATGATATCGTATATATCAACCTTTGAAGATGAAGTATATAACATAGTCAATAGTAATCTCACAAATGCAGAAATCATGATACCCGAAGACGAGTATGATGAACCCATGCCATACCTCTAAACCTATACAAGAAGATAAATAGTATTGAAGGAGAATTCAATGGCTGTAAATACAGAAGTGGTATCAGAAAAAATATTCAATTTACTGAAAGGTAAAGGATATGTAGTGAAAAGTTTTAACAAAAACGGTGAACTAGTAACTGATCCACAAGAAGCAACAAGATTTGCAGTCGCAGAACCAAATTTGCTAGTACGACTAGATGCCAATACAAAAGAAATTGCATTAGCAGTGGGCGACTCAGTAGACCATGATAGTTTACGAGGAAGTCTAAAAGAAATAGCAAATGATTTTTTATTAACATTCGATTTTAGAATTTTTAATAAAACTATAAAACCAAAGGCTGAAAAAATAGATATAGTTCAGTCATCGGAGAAAGATATGGCAGATGTAATGGAAGGTTTCGGTACAATGACTGGTAGTTCCAAAACAAGTTATCAAGGTCTTGATAATGTTAAGATAGTTGTAAAACACAAAAAGCCAGTCAATGAAGAAATCAGAGGTGCTAGAAGTAGAAATATTCACAGCATCTTTATCCAACGTGGCGATGAAAGATTCAAGATGTCAGAGAATAATTTATCAGCCGCAAGAGCAATGGCTCGTCATATACAAAAAGGTGGTGAAACTTTTGATGCAATCGGAACAAACATCACTGAAATGGCAAGAGAATATCGTAAGTTACAAGAGTTTGTTAGATACGTAAGATCAGCAAATTTAATTAATGAAACTAACGAAGAGTTTGTCAATATTGCTTTAGAAAATATATCTTCTATAAGAGGAACGTTTAAGAAACTTGCAGGTACTAAAACTTATGCAAGTACTGTTAACGAAGTAGAGCATCGCAACTCTGTAGAAATTTTAGAGGATGATATAGATTTAGAAAGCAAATTTACTGAAACTCATTTTGATGATAGAGTATCTGGGGTAGTTGGTACTATCAAGAATGCAATGGCAAGAAGAAAATCATTCGAAAGTAGAATACAAGAAGCAATCGCAAAAGAATCTTTTAGTGGCCTGAAGGATTTGATTAGTGAAAATGACAGTTTGGATTTTACTACACCACATGCAAAATTAGGATACCAAGTAGGTCAAATGAGCATAGCATCAAATGATGCCATGTTAGGAAACTATCTCAACGGCATCAGTAAGAAATTGCACGGCGGTCAATCGCTAAATCAATTTGAATATTCAACTATCAAAAGTTGTTTATTAAGTGCAAACGAACCTCGTATGAAAACTAGTGTAGCAGAAAGTGCAGAATCTAGATACGAACGGTTTTTAGAACAGTTCGATATACTATAATTATTGGGCTTATTAAACTAACCAGAAAAACCCGCTTTATGCGGGTTTTTTCATAAATAACATTGTTAGAAAAAAAGTTTAACAAAAAGGTTGACTTTTTTCTATCTAGGCATTATAATAGAATAGTGATACACATGTTGTGTATTACGAACATGGCAAATATGGCACATATAAGGAGAAAACATTATGGCTTCTAAATTAGATGAAATCCGTGCGAAACTAGCACAAATGGAATCCAAGCCTGGATCCAATAGCTCACAACAGAGCGACAAAGCAATCTACCCACATTGGAATATCGATGAAGGTACTTCAGCAACACTGAGGTTCTTACCTGACTCTGATACTGACAATGCGTTCTTTTGGGTAGAACGACAAATGATCCGACTCACCTTCCCAGGTGTTGTTGGTGGCGAAAATAAACCTGTAACAGTACAAGTACCATGCGGTGAAATGTATGGTGACACATGTCCTGTTCTCACTGAAGTACGTCCTTGGTTCAAAGATGCAAGTCTTGAAGACATGGGCAGAAAGTATTGGAAAAAACGTTCATACATTTTCCAAGGCTTTGTTACTGAGAATCCTTTGGCTGAGGAATCACCAGAGAATCCAATCAGAAGGTTTGTTATCTCACCTCAGATCTTTAACATTATTAAAGCATCATTAATGGACCCAGATATGGAAAACATTCCAACTGATTACGTTAATGGTACTGACTTTAGAATTACTAAAACTACTAAAGGACAGTATGCTGATTATAGTACTTCAAAATGGGCTCGTAAAGAGAGTGCATTAGATGAAGTGCAACTTGCGGCAGTTGATCAACATGGATTGTTCAACTTGAAAGACTTCTTGCCTACACAACCTACTGCTGAAGGCTACCAAGCCATTGCAGAAATGTTCCACGCAAGTGTCGAAGGCGATCTTTATGATCCTGCAAAATGGGGTAACTTTTACAAGCCATATGGCGTAGAAGTTCCAAGCACAGCAACACCTGCTACAAGTGCTCCTGCTCAACAAGCACCAGCACCAGCGGCACCAGTTGCACCTGCACCAGTTGCACCTACAGTTGCAAGTACGCCTGCTCCAGCACCAGTTGCTGAAGTCGCACCTGCACCTAGTGCAGAGGTTGATTCCGGTAAAAAATCAGCAGAGGATATCCTCAGCATGATCCGTTCTAGACAGAACTAAGGAGTTACCATGCAGAAACCTTTTGACTTAACTAAGTTCAGAACTGGACTGACTAAAAGCATCACAGGCATTAGTGCTGGCTTTTTCGACCCTAAGGATTGGATCAGCACTGGCAATTACACACTAAACTATTTGATATCTCAGGATTTCAATAAAGGCATTCCATTAGGAAAAGTCAGTGTGTTCGCAGGTGAGTCAGGTTCTGGTAAATCGTTTATCTGTTCAGGCAACATTGTAAAGTCAGCCCAGGAAATGGGCTGTCAGGTTGTACTGTTCGATTCAGAGAATGCTCTTGATGAAGAATGGTTACAAGCACTCGATGTTGATACTAGTCCAGAAAAACTATTGCGTATTTCAGTTTCCATGATTGACGATGTAGCAAAAGCCATTTCGGAATTCATGAAAGACTACAAGTCTAATTATGGTGACTTGGAATACGATGAAATGCCTAAACTTGTTTTCGTAATTGACAGTTTAGGTATGTTATTAACACCCACTGATGTAGCACAATTTGAAAAAGGTGACATGAAAGGTGACATGGGTAGAAAACCTAAGGCATTAACTGCTTTGGTTAGAAACACTGTTAACCAGATTGCTCCTTTTCCAATTGCATTGATCGCTACTAACCACACATACGCATCACAGGACATGTTTGACCCAGATGACAAAATCAGTGGTGGACAGGGCTTTATATACGCAAGTAGTATTGTTGTTGCAATGAAGAAACTAAAACTCAAAGAGGATTTAGATGGCAACAAAGTATCAACAGTACAAGGTATTAGAGCCGCATGTAAAGTGATGAAGTCACGTTACAGCAAACCGTTTGAAGGCGTTCAAATTAAAATACCATATGAAACAGGCATGGATCCATATAGTGGCCTATTGGAAATGCTTGAATCAAAAGGTATTGTAGAAAAAGTCGGCAACAAACTCTCTTATGTCTCACCAGTAACAGGTGAAGAAATAAAGGAGTTCAGAAAAGGCTGGACAGGAGACAAACTTCAGGTAATTATAGATGAGTGGGGTCAAAATCCTATTGCACAAAAAGAAGCAGTAGATCTTGATGATGACCTAGACACTTATAATGATTTATCTGAGGAGACAGTCGATGAGTCCTGAAGTTGCACTTCTAAGCGAGTCGTGGGAATTAGTGAAACCACATATTTCCGCGAAGGATCGCCTACACGTAGCAGACAGTATGCTACGACTATTTGACGAGTCTATTGACATTAGCGAAATCGAAATTTACAAACATGAGTTTGACAAAGTTATGAAAACTGCTATAGTAAGTTATTATGATGATGAAGGACTTGATGACGAATTCGATGATGAAGATAGCGAAGAATGGTAAAAAACTATGAGTACTTGGTATAATAAAGTAGTTGAAGATCTAGGTAGTATTGTTGATTCAATACAATACTTTGAGAATGAATTACAAGAAGCCCGGTACGAATGCAGGATCAAGGGCAGTCTGGAGAGATCCAGCTCTGCCCTACCTGGTATTACTGAGTATCGTTTTAATCAACTACAAGAGATTGAAGCAATACTAGAACACTTAAATATCGAGTTACGCAGAGAACGCAGTAAAGTCTTTAGAAAATATCTAGAGAGTTACAATAGACAACTCAGCAGTAGAGATGCTGAAAAGTTTGTTGATGGTGAAGATTCTGTTATAACTCTAACCCACCTATCAAACCAATACGCCCTTTTAAGAAACCAATATCTTGGAATAATGAAGGGGTTAGATACCAAGCAATGGCAAATTGGTCACATTACTAGACTGAGAACTGCTGGTATGGAAGATATTGTAATAGAATGACACCAATAGTAGTCCATAACGCAGTACCACAAAGTTTTTTAGATCACATAATAGAAATACCAATTGATTGGAAACGTGCTCAAATAAACAACGAGTCTATTTCTACAATACGCAGATGTTGGGCTGAAAGCATGACAAGCAATTCACTTGTAGAAGCAGTTGTGAAACCGTTGTTTGAATACTACAACAATGTAGATACAAATAACAAATTTGAGAGTCAACTAATTTTATATCGCGAAGAAGACGCCGGCAATTATGGATTGCACCAAGACGTTTACTACTCACAAGATGATGTAAGAAAGCTCAGTATGTCTATACTTATTACAGATGATTTCACTGGCGGCGAATTAGAAATTATGGGAGAGGTCATGGAAATAGAAAAAGGCGATGCTGTAATATTTCCAAGTTACCTTCCTCATTCTGTTGCACCTGTAAAAACAGGTTCTAGATTATCCCTTGTGACTTGGCTATATGGCCCACAATGGAAATAAAAGGTTGACAAACATATCTTTGATGCTATACTAATGTTTTAGTGAGGTATATATGAGACCAGTTGGATTACACATAGAAAGTGGTTGGGCAGACGCAGAACGCAAGAAATTGCGTGAAGACCAAGTTCGTAGTTTAGTTGGTGCGCCTTCACTAGAAGAAAGTGAAGAATGTGTTTGCGGAAAGCAGTTGGAAGATTGCAATGATGCATACGAACACATGACACACGGTTGCTGATTGCCCGAGTGGTATTTCGTAAATTGGGTTGGATATAGTCCTGTAAATTCCCTAAGTGTACTGCAAACAGCAAATAATAATAACTTCTGATTTTCCCATGTTGCGTGGAGGTTTGAACAGAAGAGAAACAACAAAGCCACAACTTGCGAGTCAACAGCACTTGGACTCTCAAAATAGTGCATAAGAGTAGCACCCCCAGAAGCAACTGGGGGTTATTTTTGCCCTGTTCGTCTAGTGGTTAGGACACCGGGTTTTCATCCCGGCAACAGGAGTTCGATTCTCCTACAGGGTACCACCTCTAAGTCATTGATTCTACTAGTGAAATAATCCGGTTGACAAAACCTGTAAATTTGCTATAATATATGCATAGTTTGAGAAAACAGGAGTAGAAAGGTATGTCAAAGTTAGTTATTCAAACCCAACACAAAGAGAACTACGGTGCCCATGATTGGGACGGTGAGGGCGAATGTCCTCAGTACTGGAAGTTCAAGGGTGGCAACACGTATGTTGTCGAGGGTCTTAGTGGCAAGGCAGTCAACAAGATTGCTCAGCACGGTATCCCTACATTGAGCCTGCTCATTGAGAGCAAGAGCGAGATGTTTGAGGAGTACATCCTGGACTGGAGCATCGAAGAAGATGATGCAGTTGTATGCGAAGAATGGGAATCTCCCATTGTTATGTTCTTCGACACAGAGAGCAAGTTGTGGAATGCTGTTCGTGTTTCTGATAACGGTGACATGGGCTACATGCGTCGTGAAATCCTCAAGAAGACAGAGTCGTGGACTATGGCAAGGGGTGGTGAGCAGAAGGATTATGCTCAAACGTTCTTGATGGACAACCAGCAGTCTGTAAACTATGCAGGACTTACTCAGTGGTTTGAATCTAACAAACAGGTAGCATAAAAAGGTTGACAACATCCTAAAAGATGTTATACTATATGTATATTAATTAATTGCTGTGGGAGGCAAAATTATGAAAAATACGCAAAAGCAAGTTCGAATTATCCAAGGCACTTACAGAAATGCACCTATCACTGATACTGTGTTTCCGTTGGTCAAGCCTAGTACATTCGGTAAGAAAGGTTTGTTTGTAACTGTAGATGCCAGCAAGGTATTAGGTCCAGACAAAACTGCTATTAGAGTTTTACTCGAAGATCCAAAACATGTTGAGTATGTTGGTGAGGTTGCTGAGGAAACTCCTGTAAAGGCTGAGAAAAAAGAAACTGTAGAAGAGGCTATGGATAGAATCAAACGTAGATTCAATATCCTCGATGAGATGACTGATGCTGTGGCAAACGGTGTTGTTAGAGGTCTTATTGTAAGTGGCCCTCCTGGAGTTGGTAAGTCCTTTGGTGTTGAAAAGATTCTAGACGAATATGACATGATGCAAAAATTGTCTAACAAGCCGCCTAGAACTGAAGTTGTCAAAGGCTCAATGACACCAATTGGTTTGTTTCAAACTCTTTACAACAATTCAGCAAAAGGTGACATCCTTGTGTTTGACGACTGTGACAGCATCTTGTTTGACGAGGTTTGCTTGAACATGTTGAAGGCAGTACTTGACTCCGGTAAGAAGAGAACTATTTCTTGGAAATCAGAATCAGTGGCTTTGCGTAGGGAAGGTATACCTGATAGGTTTGACTTCAAAGGTGGCGTGATCTTTATCACTAACGTGAACTTTGAGAATGTTCGTTCTAAGAAGATTCAAGATCACTTAGCGGCTTTGATGTCACGTTGTCACTACATTGATTTGGAAATGGATAGTGTGGAAGATCGTTTCATAAGAATCAATCAAATTGTACGTGATGGTATGCTCGATGAATATGGTTGGACACCAGATGAGAATACTGAAATTGTAGACTTCATGTTATTGAAGAGTGCAAGATTACGTGAAATTTCACTCAGGATGGTTCTCAAGATTGCTGACTTACGACAAATGAGTCCAGACACTTGGAAAGAACTTGCAGAATCAACCTGTATGAAACGTGTTGCATAACATTCTCCCACAATAGTGTAGCAACACAAACCCCCCGGAGATAACTTCGGGGGGTACTTTATTATAACAATAAGAGGTAAAATGAAACTAGGAAATTTTGATAAAAACTTTATGCCATTATATATAACGGCATTTATTATGTTAGTGATGATGATTGCATTTGATCTAAAGGCAGAAGAAAATAATAATGACTACATAGAAGAAATTGTGGTTGTCGGTAGTTTAGAAATACTAGACGCAACTGATGTATCCCAGGATCTTTCTTTGATTGAAACATTAATGCCAGCAACATCATTTGTTGCAGGTGGTTATGGCGGTGCGGCATTATTCAATGAGCGTGGTGCTCAAACAGTACACACAACTGTTTACAGAAATGGTGTCCCGGTTAATGATGCAGGTGCAGGTTGGTATGACTTTGCACATGATATTGTTAGTGGGTTGGAATCAGTAAAAGTTGTTAGTGGACCAAACGGTGTTCTTTATGGCTCTGGTAGTCTTGGTGGTACTGTGTTTATTAATGATGAGATATCAAATCAAGGTGTTGTAAGAATTGGTGAAGATCACCGATTGCTAAATGTAGCACTGTTTGATGCAATTAGTATTACATCGTTTGATGTAGTCAATGACAGTGTGCGTAATGATAACACTGAACAAGATGATTACAAAAACACAACCATTAAGTCAGTTAAAGATGTGCTAGGATTCACAGTGGCAATGTCACATGTTGATTATGATTATGACTATGACAACTGCTATACTGCATCGTTTTCACAGTCAAATGATTGTTTACAGTCCGGCGAGAAAACTGATATCAGTATTAGAAATAACAATCTAACTCTTGGTTACAGTAACACAGATAGCGAATACTTCACTGAAGGTGTTAGCACTTGGCAAAGTGATGCAAAACGTTATTACTTTGATGCCAGAGAATCTTTTGAACTAGGTTATCCACCAGCAAAACTTATTGCAGGTATTACTTACGACAAAGAAGAATACGCTGGTGAAAACCAAGATAATGTTAGTGGTTATGCAACTATTAACTTTAGAGATACTTTTCAAGTTGGTGCTCGTATTAGTGAAGATGCAACAGTTTATCGTGTTGGGTATGAGTTAGAAGGGCTTTATGGTAACTTCAGTACTAGTTATAGAAATCCAACATTGTATCAGCAGTATGGAGATTCATGGGTACAACCAAATCCAAATCTACAACCAGAAGAAGGTATGGGTATTGAACTTGGTTACATAGGTTTCTCATTGTTCAGTTACAAGTTTGAAGAAAACATTGACTATGACGGAACTATTAGCCAGTATGTAAACACAGGAAAGTACGACACAAAAGGTATTAGGTTCCAAGATACGTATCCAGTACCATATGGAAGTCTAAATGTATTCTTAGCATACACAGATACAGATCAACCTAGAGTACCTGAGTACAAAGGCAGTGTGTCATATTTTGCAAGTTTTGGAAATTCAACTGCTGAACTTAGATACCGTGGGCAGTTTGAAAGAGAACCTGGGCCATATGATGGTGCAGTATTAGAAGATATATCCTCAATAGACTTTGTGCTAACAAGAAAAGTTTCAGACAAGTTTGAAGTTTCTTTAACAGTACAAGACTTACTTGATGATGTAACTGAAATACTTCCAGGATATAATGTCGGTGGACAAAAAATCTTCTTGACTTTTTCATTGAGATAAGATAAAATATAGTATATGGCAAAAGTAACTTTAGAAATTAGAGACGAAGTCAACGTTAAATTTGTTGGACTTGATGTTAAAACAAGACGCAAGATTTCAGATGCAGTGAAATACTTTTTGCCGTATGCTTATCATATGCCAGCATACAAATTAGGTAGATGGGATGGTTGTGTTCGATTTTGCGATATAGGCGGTAGAACATATCTCAACCTACTTGATCAACTGCTACCAATAGTAACCAAAGAAGGTTACAATGTTGAGGTAGTTGATAATAGACAGAGTTGGGATTTCAACTTTGAACCTGTTGAAGCAAGTAGTTTTGATCACATTGCGTGGCCAAAGAATCATCCAGCAGAAGGCTTGCCTATTATATTAAGAGACTATCAAGTAGAAGCAATTAATAGATTCCTTTCTAATCCTCAATGTTTGCAACAAATTGCAACTGGTGCAGGTAAAACTTTAATCACTGCTGTACTTAGTCACAAGTGTCAAGACTATGGCAGGACTATTGTTATTGTACCTAACAAAGACTTGGTTGTACAAACAGAAAAAGATTATAAGAATTTAGGTATGGATGTTGGTGTACTGTTTGGTGACAGAAAAGAATATGACAAGACACATACAATTTGTACATGGCAAAGTCTTGCAGTATTAGAAAAGAAAACAAAGGCTGGTGAAGCCGAAGTTGACCTAGATGTATTCTTAGAGGACGTAGTTTGCATTATGGTAGACGAAGTACACAAAGCCAAAGCAGATGTACTCAGAGATCAGTTGAGTGGTATGTTTAAGAACGTTCCTATTCGTTGGGGACTTACTGGAACAATACCAAAGGATGAACATGAAGCAGTTGGTTGTGTATGTGCATTAGGTCCAGTTATAGGAGAGCTCAGTAGTAAAGAGTTACAAGATATGGGCGTACTAGCAGACCTCGACATTAGTATATTACAAATGCAAGATGGTCCTCTAGGATTCAACAGTTATGCACAAGAATTAAAGTGGCTCACAACTGACATTGATAGACTCACACATCTCTCAACTGTGATTAAAGAGTTGTCTACTCATGGAAACACACTAGTATTAATTGATAGAATTAAAACTGGAGAAATATTTTCTGAGATGAATCCTGATTGGGCATTTGTTAGTGGTGGTATGAAAGTCAAGGATAGACAATCTGAGTATGATGAAATATCTGAGATGAACAATAAGGTTATTGTTGCAACATATGGCGTTGCGGCAGTTGGTATTAATATACCAAGGATATTTAATTTGGTTCTATTAGAGCCAGGTAAAAGTTTTGTAAGAGTCATACAGAGTATCGGAAGGGGTATTCGAAAAGCAGAAGATAAAGATTATGTTAACATAATTGACATAACAAGTAACTTAAAATACAGTAGACGACACCTAACTAAAAGAAAGACATATTACAAGGAGCAGAACTTTCGTCACACTGTAACCAAAGTGGAGTATAAATGAAGATATTAACTATTGAAAATCTGCCGTATGATTTAGATACGGTGCCAGAAGAAATTGATGATTTACGATACTGTGCATTAGATGCCAGTGATTCAGATGATGTTGATTTTTATTTTTTACCATTGATCTTTTTAGAAAGTTTTTATGCCCCAGCAATTTGTTTACAGATTGGTGATTATAATGTACAGATGCCAATGGATTGGAGTATACTTTTATGTGACGAGGACTATGGCGGCGTTGAATGTTTGCCGTTGACAAGTCTCAACAATAGAGGGTTTAGAGCATTAGCAATGAATCCATTAAGTAACAAGATACCAGACAGTTTTGAAATAAGTATAACGAACATTTACCAAGATGTAAAATGGTACTTTCCTAAACTAAAAAATGGTCATTTACTAGCAATACCATTAGAGGATAAGCCGAAACCCAGATGTGCATTTTTTGTCAAGGAGTTTAACAAGGTATCAGATTTAGACATAGGAGATTTAGTATGAGTTACCAATTTACTAGCGAAAGTGTAAGTATTGGACACCCGGATAAAGTTGCAGATCATATTTCAGATGCTGTAGCAACATTTTTAATTGATGGAAAACTAAGCCACAGAGCGGCTGTAGAAACACTGGTTACTACCAACATGGTTACATTGGCAGGTGAGTACAAGAGTGATAAATTTAACAAAATGGCAATTGAAAAAATTGTCAGAGACGTAGTAAAAGAAATTGGTTACGAGCAAGATGGCTTCCATTGGGCTACACTAACAGTTTACAATGAACTACACGGACAATCACCTGATATTGCATTAGGCACAGACACGTTTGGTGCTGGTGACCAAGGACTGATGTTTGGATATGCATGTAATGAAACAGAAGATTACATGCCTAGTGCAATTTATTACAGTCACAAGATTCTAAAATTTTTAGAGCAAGAAAGAAATAAAGCAAGTACATGGTTAGGACCAGACAGCAAAAGTCAAGTCACTATGGAATATGCAGACATTAATACACCTCTAAGAATTAGCAAAGTTGTTTGTAGCAGTCAGCACACAGAAGACTATCCACTTGAACACACTCGTGATGCTATTAGACAATTAGTAGTAAAAGCATTACAAGAATGTAATGCACCAATTGATGAGAATACTGAATACTTGATCAATCCAACTGGCAAGTTTGTTGTTGGTGGTCCAGATGGTGACACAGGATTAACTGGTAGAAAGATTATTGTTGATACTTACGGCGGTTACGCACCGCACGGTGGCGGAGCATTCAGTGGCAAAGACTGTACCAAGGTAGACAGAAGTGCGGCTTACATGGCACGTTACTTGGCTAAGAACATTGTAGCAAGTGGTAAAGCACAGAATGCCACAGTACAATTAAGTTATGCTATTGGTATCAAAGAACCAACTAGTGTTTATGTGTATGCAGATGGCAAAGTTAGAACTGACTTAGCACACGAAATTCAACAATTAGTAGACTTAACACCCAAAGGTATCATTGATAGGTTTGACTTGTTTGGTCTAGATTTAACGACCACAACTAATTATGGTCATTTTGGTAAAGCAGATTTACCTTGGGAACAAGTTAATTTGTTCTAGGAGATATTATGAGAGTATTATTAAGTACGTTGTTAATTTTAGCACTCACAGGTTGTGCGGTTGGTGGCAGTCTTAAACCTGAAGTAACTAAACGTGATGAGGCCAGAGAGCCATGTCCGTTTGTAACCGGTACAGTTATATCTGTTAAGGATATTATCATAGAAGGCGATGTTGAAACAGCACAAGCCGCAGGTGCTATTACTGGTGGTTACGTTGGTAATCGTGTTGCAAAGGACGAAAGCGAATTAGCAAAAGTACTTGCAACAGGAGCAGGTGTCGCAATAGGAAATGCAATTGGTAATAGAGTTGGACAAGGTATGTCGAGACCAGGTGTGATGTTGTTTGTAGATATACACAATGGTGGGTCAGGAATCAGTGTATCACAAGAAGCAGGTGATTACACATTTACCACAGGAGACAAAGTTATTTTAAGTGGACATATTCAAAAGAGAAGGTATTCTCAAAATTGTCCTCTAAGGGTGTTCCCTCAGTAATGGATCTCAATAAAATACTCCGTACTGTACCTGACTTCCCAATAGAGGGAGTCATGTTCAAAGATATATCAAGCATACTCGAAGACCCAAAAGCATTTAAGTACACTGTAGATAAGGTCGTTGCATATTGCAGAAGTATCAAAGCAACACAGATTGTTGCACCCGATGCTCGTGGCTTTATATGGGGTGCTCCTGTTGCACTAGCATTAGGCATCCCTTTACACATTGTTCGTAAGCCTGGTAAATTGCCGGGCAAAGTAAAGTCATATTCATACACATTAGAGTACGGTGAAGAAACTTTAGAAATGCTAGACAGTGTTCAGTTTGCATACACTGATAGAATATGCATTGTAGATGATGTAAGTGCTACAGGTGGTACTGCTAATGCTATGGTAGAATTAATTAAACAAGCAGGAGGATATGATATAAATTATGCCTGCATAATAGACTTGACTTTCTTAGAAGGAACTGCTAAACTAAAGGACTATTGCGGAGTGGAAACATTCAGCGTCATGGATATAAACGAATGAAAGACTTAATTTTAATAGCATTAGAACATGAGGCACCTAACATGGCCAAATGGGATAATGTATTTTTTACTGGTGTAGGTAAAATCAATGCCGCACTAACAGCCGCTAGGTTAATACAGAAGTTCAAGCCAATTAGAGTTTGGAATTTTGGAACAGCAGGTGGTATTGTGTTAAAAGAAGGATGCCATGAAATGGTTAACTTTGTTGAACGAGATAAAGGCAAGTGTCCTGAGGCAATAGAAATGATGTTACCAAAAGATCCAATTACTATTTCAAATGGTATTGGGTATACATGTAGCACAGGAGATAACTTTGTTACAGATCCAGATTTAGAAATACCAGCTCACGTTGTTGATATGGAGGCATTTGCTATTGCAAAAGCCTGTCAGCAAAGAGGCATTGATTTCAAATGTTACAAGTATGTAAGCGACAATGCAGACGACAGTGCAGATACAAGTTGGCTAGACAATGTTGCAAAGGGCGAAGAACACTTTATTACAATCTACAAGGACTATCATGCCTAAGAAGCAACCAGCATTGCCATTGAAAACTGTTATGGCCGCCATTGACAAAAGAGACAAAGGTTGGTATAATAGACTAAATGCTGAACAGACAAAAGCATTTAGCACATGGATGATGATGAGATATGCAAGTAGTGTGCAAGGCAAGAATGCCGCACATTTTATTTTTATGGTTAATGAACTTGTAAACAAAAATTTTGAAGAGATTTACAAGCACCCAGAATTGCAATGGATGTTGATGAGTATGTGTGGCACAGGTAAGATAGAATTTCATCCTTACATCAAGCCACCAAACAGCAGAAAGAAAAAGAACAAGGTTACAGAGTTTTTATCAGACTTGTTTCCCACACTCAAATCAGATGAGTTGGAAATGATATTAGATATAAACACTAAAGATGAATTAAAACAATTAGCAGAAGCACATGGTTACGATGACAAAGCAATCAAAGATATCTTTGGAAAGTGATAATAAGTGTAAGTGGTGCGAAAAAACTTTTCGTAGCGAACGCACACTAGCCGCTCACATGTGTCCACGTAAAAGACGTTGGGCAGACAAAGATATGACACACGTTAGATTAGGTTATCGTGTATTTCAAATGTTCTATGAGTTGAACACAACTGTAAGTAAGCCAAAGACTATGGAAGACTTTATCCGTAGCCAATACTATGAAGGTTTTACTAAGTTTGGTCGTAGTTGTATTCGCAATGAATATTTAGAACCAGAAAAGTTTGCAGAATGGTTGATTAAGAATGCTAAGAAATTAGCAGACTGGAGTAAAGATAAACTGTATGATGAGTTCTTGTTACAGTATGTAAAGAAAGAACCAGGATTGAGAGCATTAGAACGTAGTGTAATTTATCTCACTGAGTGGGCGAATGATAATGATGCTGATTGGACTGAATATTTTACACTAGTTAGTGCTCCAAGAGCAGTTCATGATATCAGAGCTGTAAAAATATCCCCATGGTTGATCTATTTGAGCAACACTGGAGACCAATTGCTAACAAGGTTTAGCAGTGAACAAGTCAAAATGATTGAGCATGTTATTGATGCTCAATTTTGGCTTAAAGTATTTGCAAAGAATCCAGATGAGGTTCAAGCAATTAAAGACACATGTGAACAAGCAGGTATATAATGAAAGTAAAATTAATTAGTCACTCACAAGCACCAGATTACAATGAGTCAGCATTAGACTTAGTGGCCTATTGTGCCAGAGTAAGTAATCCAGATAATCAAAACAACAAAGAAACAAGCGAAAAACTTGTGAAGTATTTGATGAAACACAAACATTGGTCACCACTTGAAATGGTATCAGTGTGCATGGAAGTAGAAACAACCAGAGACATAGCAAGACAACTGTTACGTCATAGGAGTTTTAGTTTCCAAGAGTTTAGTCAACGTTATGCTGACCCAACAAAAGATTTAGAATTTGAATTACGTGAAGCAAGAATGCAAGACCCTAAAAATAGGCAAAATAGTATTCCTAGTGATGATCCTGCATTAGAACTATCATGGCAGGAAATGCAAAAGTCTGTTATAGATGCCGCCTTAGACGCTTATAACTTCGCTGTAAGCAACGGTATTGCCAAAGAGCAGGCAAGAGCAGTACTTCCGGAAGGAAACACACTAAGCCGCTTGTACGTTAATGGTACGTTGCGTAGTTGGATTCATTATATTGAATTACGTGGTGCTAATGGCACACAACAAGAGCATATGGATATTGCTCATGCTGTGGCAGATGTTATAGCAGAGATATTTCCATTAGCAGAAGAGTTCAAAGGAAAAGAGATATGAAAAAACGCGAAGAAATGTTAGTCATTACTATGGAAGAATGTGGCGAGTTAATACAAGCCTGTAGTAAAGTAATCCGTACTAAAGGCAAAACAAAGTATTTGCGTAATCTCCAAGACGAAATTGGTGACGTTATGACCATGATTGAGATAATGAAAATGAGTGGTCTCGTCACCAATGAACAAATCACAGATAGAATGAAAGAGAAAAAAGAAAAATTAATGAAGTGGAGTATGTTGTTCAGCGATGAAGATTGATTTTGATGTAGACATCGATATGTTTAACAGAGATGAGTTCTTAAAATTAGTTAAGACAACTCCTGCTAGTATATTGAAGAACGGTGAATACACAAAACACAATACTGGCGTGTACTTTCAGAACATTCCTTTTCTTCCAATAGAAGGATACAGCACCATTGATTATAAAGATGCAGAAGAGCAAGGTTGGTTCAAGGTCGACTTCCTTAATAATCACATATACAAAGATGTAAAAAGTGAAAGCCATTTACAAAGTCTAATAGATGCTGAACCTATTTGGGAATTGTTTGAACATCAAGACATTGTAGAGCAATTATTTCACATCAACAACCATTGGGATATTGTAAAACAATATCCTCCTACAAGTGTAGATCAACTAGCAATGATACTAGCAATGATCCGACCTGGTAAAAGACATTTAGTTGGCAAGACATGGCAAGAAATTGAGGCCGATGTTTGGGTAAAGCCACAAGACGACACTTACTTCTTTAAGAAAAGTCACAGTTATGGATATGCTATTGCTATTATAGCACAGTTAAATTTAATAGTTGAGCAGTTGGGTTAGTCAGTTTTACGTACTAGTTGGACAGTACGTCTTTTAATTCTTTTTCTAATTAGTTTTTGTAGGCTAGTTACAGGACCAAACAATATTTCTACATCCTTCATAGCAAAAGTCTTTATAGCAGGTAAAAATGTTTTCATCTCATGATGCAAAAATACATCTATTGGTATCTGTCTATTGCTTTCCCACCACCAAAGTTCTCCATACTCCAAGAAGTCCTTTCTTGCCTCATTGGATGGGATTGATTGTACATCATAAAATGTTATGATTTGGTTATCTTGGTTCACTACTATGCCAACGTATTCTTCACCAGCGTACGATATTCCTGTTAAGAATTCTAATTGTTGATATGGGTTTTCTGACATTAAACATATTTACCAATCTTGAAAGACAGATAAATATAGTTATGAGTATTTTGAATAACAGACTGTATCTATATGAACAGCATATAGATTATGTAATCGGCGGAGACAGTCTGAACTTGGATAATAGACCTATGAATAACAGACGAATAGTTGCCCATAAGGGCGTTACAAACGACATTTTTCTAAATGTGCGTGACAGAGATAGGAAAAAACAGAATGTTTTTGCACATACATTAAGAGCATACATAGTTAGTCCTACTACTAAAAAAAGATTGGTATCACGTATACTAGAACATACTTCAGACATTGGTGTTCTTAAATTAACACTATCTGAAGGAGACTTAGCAGGTATCAACCCAGGCTTATATAAAATTTATATAACTATGTCAGAAGATGAAGTACAAGACAGGCCTGTGTACAGTGATCAAAATAACAATGTTGCGTTTGATATAGAAATTGCAGACCAACTGGGCCTAACACCAATTCCAACACAAACTCAAAATACTTTTTTACAAACAGGCAACACAATGATTGGCGATGCATCTAATACTTTTGTTACAAACGCACTCTACGGAAATTTAGATAGAAACTTTGCTAATGCACAACACACTATGGCAATATATCCAAACACTTACACAGGACAAGTTACAATTCAGGCAAGTTGTTTAACAGCAGTGCCTGACAATGATGATGCAAGTACCGATTGGTTTGATGTTAAAAACATTGACCTAAGTAATACATCGTCCATTTCCCACACGAATTTTAATATTAATTGTAATTGGGTAAGAATTTTAAGTAAGCCGGAATCAGGATCAATTGACAAAGTGTTGTTAAGAAATTAATAGCACACAATGACACACATACATTACGACCTTTTTGGTGCCGGTTATCCAAACCCCGAATCTACAACATTTAATTTTGACATTGAACTTTCTGATAGATTGTACACTACTTACTTTGGTAAACGTTCTGGAATCAAAGTTAATACCATGTGGGAATTTGATCCTGTAAACAACAATAGAAACATGCAAGAATTAGGTGTATCAAATGTACCTAAATACCAACAAGTCAAACAACTACTAGATGGTAATCCTGACATACAATGCATAATGTTCTATGAGTTTTTTGATAAAATGCATTTAGATAATTGGTGGTCCACATTTGAGTATTGCATTGATCGCTTAGGCGCCAATAATGTAAAAGTAGTTGGCAATGTAGCAAGTGATGAATTCAATGCCGAGTACATACCTTATTGGTTTCTTGCATGTGATACATTCTTCAAAAAATACACAGATGAAGAAATCAAGCCATATGACACTTTTACAAATACCTATCTTTGTTATAACAGAAAGCCCAGTGCTCACAGAGTTAAATTACAATACGAATTCATGCAGAACAACCTTTTAGATAAGGGTGTATTTACTATGGGAGTACAAACCAAAGATTATGAAACTTGGGAAGGAAAGCCTCCTCACTATAGAAATTTTGATGAAAACAATTATGGCATGAACTCCCTTATGTCTGGTGATGACGACCAATATCAAATTCCTGCAGATGCATTCAGTCTGGGTATTTCAGATATTTGGAAAAAAAGTTTTTTATGTATTGTAACTGAAACATTAGGCGAACAACGTGACGATCACTACATACCTTTGCTCACAGAAAAAACTTACAAACCAATTATAGGAATGAGACCTTTCATGGTTGTAGGAGAAACTACTACACATGCCAAGTTACGTGAATTAGGTTTTTACACTTTTGAAGCAGACTTTCCTGCAGACCCAGTTGAGGCAGTTAAATTTTTATCAGGAGAAAATTTAGAAGCACTATATCAAAAGTTATTTCCTAGGTTACTTTCCAATAAACGAGCTTTGGCTAGGCTAACATCAGCAAGAAAAAGAAACTATAATTGTCTTGACTTATAGACATTTAGAGTGTATAATAAACACATGATTGATGAGATTGTTTACTCAGTACACAACTTAGTGGTTAGTAATTTACCTATTAAAACTAACAAAACTCCTAGTGGTTGGATTACCATGGATTGTCCTATGTGCAGTGACACAAGAAAACGTGGTGGTATTATCACAAATGGCACTAAAATAAGTTATCATTGTTTTAATTGTAATTATACTACTGGCTGGACACCGAGTCCTCATATGGGTAAACGTTACAAAGATCTCTGTGAAAAGTTAGGTGCAAGTTCAGCAGATGTACATGCTGTACAATTAGAATTATTAAAACATAGTGAAGAGTTATCTGCAACAACAGAAACAGATTATGTTTATTCAATGGCAAAATTTGATGCTGTACAATTACCTAAAACAGTAGAAAGTGTATCTCACTTACCTGAGAATCATCCTGTAAAACAGTATGCAAAACAAAGAGGACTACTGGGCATATATCCATTGTTACACATTAACGAAAGTTTGTACAAGCAGAGATTGGTAGTTCCATTTACTTACAATAATGAATTGGTAGGTTGGACTGCTAGACATATTAATCCACCAGACAAGGAGACACCAAAGTATCTACATAATATGCAAAAAGGCTATGTGTTTAATATAGATAAGTTTGCAGACACAGACAGAGATGTTGTAATTGTTACCGAAGGTGTATTTGATGCTATACTGATAGATGGTGTTAGTGTATTAGGAAACAGTGTTACACCAGAACAAGCACACTTAATTGAAAAGTTAGGCAAACGTGTTATACTGTGTCCTGACAGAGATAGTGCAGGTAAAGAATTAATTGATCAGGCTATTGCTTTGGGTTGGGAAGTAAGTTTTCCACCGTGGCATCATGATTGCAAAGATGCCGCTGATGCAGTAAATAAATATACACGGTTAGGAACTTTACAAAGTATTCTAAGTTATGCTACAGCAAACAAAATAAAGGCACAGGTTAAAAGTAAATTATTATGAAGTATACCCAACAAGATCATACAACATTAACAATAGTAGGCGATGCATTATCTCAAGGAGTCCAAAGAGAATACATAGGTAAACAAGTTCATGGGCCTGGTCTTGAAAGTATTATTAGCAAACATACGTGGTCACGACACTACGAAGCATATTATTCTTCTGTGCATAATATGTCAATGGCAGGAGCATCTAATACTAGGTCTGTTAGAAAAGTAATAGAATCATTAGAATCTGTAAATGAAGACCATGCTCAAAATCATATTGTTATTTGGCAAATGTCACATCCTCGTAATAATGAATTGCATAATGCAGATTATAATTTTTGGTTACAGTATGATTACATACAAGATAAAGTTTTCATAGACGATATAGATTACCACATAGATTGTCCACCACACATTCAAAAAATTGCAGATGATGCATTGGAATATTTTAGAGAAGCAGACAAACATTACTCTGCAAAGTATGTAAACAATAAGTTTTTTGAATCTTGTATTATGATGCAAGAATGGGTCAACAGACGTAAAATGAGATTACTTACTATAACTGCAAATCAGTCTAGGTTGCCATGGGATGATTTATATCATCGTTTTTCTTCTACATACAATTGGATAACCGAGCGACATATTATTTCCAATGCAATTACTACTGACGATTTCCTGTCCGACAAAGAAGACTTGATTGATCATGACTTAATTGACAATCACGATTTTATTACTCCAAACAGAATGGGCTATAAGTATATGGCTGACTGTATTTGGAAAAGACTTGATTTATTAAACTGGATACACAAACCCGATGAGTGATATAAAAGAATATAACGAAGAAATACAAGAACTGTTTGTAAGGTTCTTGATCAGTGATCCTGATCTATTTTCAAGATGCCAAAACATTGTGCATCCAGACCACTTTAACACAAAATATAAACCAGCAATTGAATTGCTGTTGAGTCATAGTGAACATTATAATTCACTGCCTACATTAGAACAACTAAACGCAATCAGCAAAGTTCCAATTGAACCTGTGCCCAACATAACGCCAGATCATCAAAACTGGTTTATGGATGAGTTTGAAACTTTTTGTAGACATAAAGCATTAGAAAAAGCAATCATTGAAAGCACAGACTTGCTAGAAAAACAGGATTATGGCACAGTTGAAAGCAAAATCAAAGATGCCGTACAAACAGGCCTAGTAAAAGACTTGGGCTTAGAATACTTTGAAAATCCAAAGGAGAGATTGGAATGGATAAAACAGCAAAGCGGCGCCGTGTCAACGGGGTGGAAAGCGATAGATCAAAAACTTTACGGTGGACTGAACAGAGGCGAAATCACGATTTTCGCAGGAGGCTCCGGCGCAGGTAAAAGTTTATTCTTGCAAAACTTTGGTGTGAATTGGAGTTTAGCAGGACTTAATGTTGTTTACATTAGTTTAGAACTCAGTGAACAACTTATTAGTATGCGTCTTGACAGCATGGTTAGTGGTTATGCCGCTAGAGAAATCATGAAGAACATGGATGACGTACACTTAAAAGTGAAAATGAAATCCAAAAGTGCTGGTAAGTTTCGTGTTAAGTACATGCCAAGTGGTATTACTGCAAACGACATACGTGCATTCTTACGTGAATATGAAATACAAAGCGGTGTAAAAGTCGACTGTTTGCTGGTTGACTACTTAGACTTAATGATGCCTATCAGTGGCAAGGTAAGTGCTGAAAATACATTTATCAAAGACAAGTTTGTATCAGAAGAATTGCGTAACTTAGCGGCAGAACGTAACTTGTTAATGGTAACTGCATCGCAGTTAAACAGAGCGGCAGTAGAAGAAATAGAATTTGATCACAGTCATATTGCAGGTGGTATTAGTAAAATACAAACAGCAGATAATGTTGTGGGTATTTTTACAAGTAATGCTATGCGAGAACGTGGTAGATATCAAATACAGTTTATGAAAACACGTTCAAGTAGTGGTGTTGGTAGTAAAGTAGACTTGAAGTTTGATCCAGATACATTGAAAATCGAAGATCTCAACGAAGATGAAGAAGATGCACTCACAGTAACCACAGCAGGATTAGTAGATCAATTGAAAAGAGGCAATAGTATAAAAGCAGACAGCGACAATGCAGACAACACTGTACAGCAATCTCTAGAGTTAATGAACTTTATAAAGAATAAAAAGTGATAAATACTTGCATAACCTTAGAGGAAATTTACAGTGCGTAAAACACGAAGTATTTTAGAGGAATTAAACCAAATTTCTGTCGACAGAGATAGAAATCATGTGGTTGAAAATCGTGGCGAGCATGTAATTAAGAGTGCAATCAATTTATTAGAACAAATTGATAGATATTATGATGCAGATGTAGCAAAAGATTTGCAAAATAGATTGGTTAACAGCATTCGCGGCAGAGACGCAATGAAATTTTCTCGTGGCATTAAAAAAATTATAAAAGAAAGCCAACGAGATAACGATGAAAGTTAACGAAGTTTCAGAAAATTTTATTACAGATTTATTCAAAGGCGGGGCGGCCGCACAAGGTAAAAAACTTGGAAAAGATTTAGGCAAATCTTTGTTAGATGATTGGCTTAAAGTTGCTAATCAAAAAGGTATTAAATTACCTAACCCAGCAAATGATGTAATACAAGATGTTAAAACAAGGCAACCTGTACAGTTTGGTAATGGAGGTACAAGTACTTTCAAGAAGAGTGTAGCTCAGTTAGCAACAAAACAAAAATCACAAAATTTTAGACTTCCTGCAGATGGTTCGGACGCAGATAAACAAGATGCATCAGCAAATCTTGATCAACAAATAGCAAACCTCAAAACACAATGGTTTCATCAAGAAGTTCTTAATCCCAATGTTGAAACACAAGATCTTAAAGTTGGCGGCGGATATTATTTTAGCAAGATAAGAAAATATCTCAAAGACAACGGTGTTAGAGAAGGCACCATTGACAAAATTGCAAAAGGCATGTATCCAGATGTGCCAAAAATTGACCCTATAAAGGTTTTTGATAATCCAAGATTATTAAACAAGTACTTAGGTTCTGTGTTTTTGAAAATAGCACAAAAGGCAACTGACTACCATGGTAATTATTATGGTTCTAAAAATTCTGTAGATGCTATTGCCAAAGCGAAAGGAAGTGTTGACCCTGAGTTAATTAATGATCTAAAAGACTTATCGCCGCAACAGAAACAAGCAGTAGCAAGTATTCTTGCAGGCGGCCTCGGTTTGTCTCTTAAAAAAGCCGATCCTAGCGACCCTCAACAACAAGAAATGCCAGGCATTTAAGGAAATCAACATGAGATTTGTTGAAGTTTCAAAACCACTAATAACACAAATACTCAGTGAAAGTTTTCTTGCAGAAGCAGAACAAAACACTCACATGGAACATCTTGAAGATCACATCTTCAACAAAGGCTATGCAGGTGCCAAAGAAGCAGTAGACTATCTATACAGTTTACATCAAATGCTAGAAGGTAACAGCAAACAAAAATTTAACATGACTCTCAAGTGGGATGGTGCTCCTGCTGTAATTGCTGGCATTGATCCTCAAAGTAATAGATTCTTTGTGGGTACAAAAGGTGTGTTTGCTAAAACACCAAAACTGAATTTCACAGGCAGAGACATTGATAACAATCATCCTGGTGAGGGCCTAAATAAAAAATTAAAATTAGCATTAGCAAAACTTGGTAAACTTAATTGGAATGGCAGAGTTGTACAAGGTGACTTTATGTACAGCAAAGAAGACATCCAAGAAATTGAATGGGAAGGCGAAAAACTTATTGCATTCAAACCAAACACAATTATGTATGCTATTCCCAAAGACAGTGAATTAGCAAATAAAATTTTATCAACTGACATGGGTATTGTATGGCATACAGAATACACTGGTGGCCCTACTATCAATGACATGCAGGCAAATTTTGGCTTTAATGCAAAAAGTTTAGGTAATTCTAATGATGTATGGTTAGCAGATGCCACAATAGATGATGTTAGTGGTACAGTGAGTATGACTGACGACGAAAGTGCTACAGTGTTAGGTGCTATCACAGATGCTAACAATTATCTCAAACAGATTGACAAGAGCACTTTTACATGGTTAGAATCTGCTAAAAATGAAGTTGAGCAATTCTTGCCACAATTAAAAGCACATGTAAACAATGCAATACGTGCAGGAGCATTTGACGAACCTGAAATTTTTGCTAATGGCTTTGTGCAAAAATATATTGGTTACTGGACAAAAGAAATAGACAAAGTTAAAAGACAAGAAACCAAAGACGCTAAAACAGAAAAAATGATTGCAGGCGTTAAATTTATTAAAGAACATGCTAAAGAAATTGTTGCAGTATATGATTTGTATTTGAAGATTATACATGCTAAAGTTATTATAGTGCAAAAATTAAATGCACTAAGTGGCATGCAAAAGTTTGCACAAGACGGTGATGAGTTCCGTGTAACAAACGATGAAGGTTTTGTAGCAATTGACAGAATGGGCAACGGCTTGAAGTTAGTAGATAGATTAGAGTTTAGCAGAATAAACTTTGGTACAGGAAAGCCGGGCTCATAATGGACTTCCAATTAATTGATCAAGAATTATCAGAATCAAGATTGTTTAGAAGTACTAGACGATTTGCAACTCTTACTGGCAAAGACATTGCTAATCTCATGTACTTGAACAATTTAATTATGGCTATGCTGTACTTAGATAAAGATTTTAACAAAACAGCAAAGCAGTATGCAAGTGCTACAGCACAATACAGCACTTATTCACTGTTTAGAACACATGCCACTGATATGTATTTGTTAGCATATCAAATATGCCATCCAGATAACGATAACTTCAACATTAAAGATCCTATAAACAGCAAAAAGTTTTTAGATAGATTGCAATTCAGTAAAGATAAGCATATCAATTTTTTGCGTAGAATACAAAGAGACTATGTAGATGGCAGTGAACTTACCACATACTTGTTTAGGTTAGAATCTCAACTCGGTATCACAGACGGCAGATATAAAACTTGGAGACGTTCTGTATTAGATTGGCCTAGACTTAATGATCAAAATCGAAGAGCATTGGTTAGACGTTTTCAAAATGAATTACGTGTTATGGGAGGTGGTACTGGCAGAGGTAGTGAATTATTAATATCACTAGACGCAATCAACAGACCAGTTGCTAAAGCAAAGCCGACGCAGGCACCTAAGCCCAAACCAGTTGTTGATAAATACAGTAGTAAGCCAAGTATTTCTAAAATAGAAAAGTTTTGGTCTAGGAAAACAGTATGAAGATTTACGAGATCACAGAAGCAATAAGGCCCGAGCATTTGCCAATTCTTAATAGAATGCGAGCCGCTGGTGATAAAAAATCTACTGTTCTTGCAAATCTTATCCAAGCCGAATTACAAAAGGCTAATGTACCATGGGACGTTGCCGCTGAATTAGCACGTGATAGGTACAGAGAATTAGAAGATAAAAAATTAAGAAACAAGGGAGCAGGCGGTTGGTCAGATCAAACACACGGCCATCTTAGAACGGGTTCGGGTTCGGGCTCAACTGCTCAAAAAGATAAACCCAGTACTATACGTACACGACAGGATAAAAAATTCTCATCCAATAAGTCAGCATCATTAAATCAGTTGGACAGAGCTAACCCACAAGGCCCTTACAGATCTTATGGTGTGGATAAGGCATTTGGTAGCCCTGTTAAAACAGTTACTGATTTAATTAGTAAAGGTGCCGATGCAGTTAAACAAGATGCAGATGATAAAAGCAAAGGCGTAATTCGTAGAACTCCTTCCAAGTTAGCCGCCCTAGGTATTGATGCCTATAGAAAGGCAAAGAAAAATCTTACTCCTCCTCCTAAAAAATAGTTAATTTTTGATAAATATATGTATAGAGTGCAAAGCACTTGCATTTATTTAGGAGAATAAAAATGGCACAAGTAGATAGAAGAGCGGCAGAGGCTGGCGAGTTTATTGGTAAGGATGTATTTCTTAAGAGTTTTACTCAGCAATCAGGAAACATTTCAGCAACTCAATACACAGCATTGGTTAGCTCAGTTCAAAACTTAAATCTTTCAGTATTAAAAGTAGGCGCAGTAAACGGTGCTGTAGTAAACATGATACTTGAAGGCGCAGACAATTTAGCAAACGGCGACATTGCAGGTCACGTTATTGCAGATATCTCATTTTAAGTTAAAAAAATTAATTAAATACCCGCTATATAGCGGGTATTTTTTTGACTAAAAAGATAAATAAGTGTAACAGAGTAATATTTTTACTCAATTAAAACATTTTCAGGAGAATAAAAATGGCACAAGCAAATCCAAACGCGGCAGTTAGAGCGGCAAACGGTTTCGTAGGTACAACTCACATCTTAGAAGTAGATGACGTAACAGCAGTAACAGTTGAAGCGGCATGTGCTGAAGCACAAAACGAAGGCTTCGTAGTTGTAGCAGTAGAAGGTTTAGTAAGTGGTAGTCATATCGCTGTACAAGGCGCAGGCGCAACACCTTCAATCACAGGTACTACAGTAATCGCAACATTTAGTTAAGATTACTAAACAAATCCTAATACCTTAGGGATCGTGCGTTATGCACAAATTTGAGAAGGGTCGTTTAGACCCTTTTCTTTTGGCTGTCTTTTCTTGATTCAGATCTGATAAATAGTGTAATACAGGAGACACATATGGTTGGACAAAGAAGCGGAGCAATGGGAAGTTCTGAAGTGGTATCAGGTAACATTCAGTTTTATTCATTGTTTACAAAATTAGACATCACACGCACAGGTAATTATGCGGACGACACACAAAAGGATTTTGAAAGTGTTGTTCAAGTAATTGGATTAAGAGCTCAACCAGTTGTGATGAATAATCCAGTAGAATTAAATGGTGTTGGTGCAAATGTATTAGAAAATTTTGGAGCACCTTCTTTAACAGGAGCAGGCTGGATTTTTAAGTTTGCTTTTGAAAGGGAAGACGTACACACAATTGATACATTAAAAAATGAACTTGATGGTATAGTTCTAAATGATGGCACAGTAGACACAACGAGTTCAGTTAATATGGAATTCACTAAACAAGAATTATTATAGGATAAGTTATGCCACGCAAAGCAGAACCAAAGATTAAAGTTGAACAAGAGCCAAAATATATCGAGAATGGTAATTTAGAAGCACACATCATTGCTGATATGTTGCGTATAGAAAATATCACAACTGAATTAAGAGAATTCAAAGAGGATAGTAAGGCAAGGTTCAATAAATTAGAAAGTTGGATTGTTGCTATTGTAGGCATTACAGTTACCACTTTACTTGCAACAGTAGGTGGATTAATAATGAGAATGATGGGATGAAGTACGAACAACTAACAGAAGAAAATCTATTAGAAGCCAGAATGGTATGGCGTAAAGTTGGTAATAAAATTAAACGTGCTGTAAGATGTACTAGTGGCAGACGCAAAGGCCGCGTAGTAGCAACAGCAAGTCAGTGTAGTGCTCCTATCAATATGAAAAAACGTTTGACGTTGAAAAGAAACAAAGCAAAGTTTGGCGGCAGGATGGCTAGAAAATCCCAAAGGACTAAAAAGTTTAGTTCAGCAAGTCGTAGATTGAGAATGTTAAATCGATGAAATTTAGGAATATTAAAACAATAGAACACGTTCTTAAAGAATATGGTGCAACGCCAGGAGCACCTACCTATAACAAAGGTGGCACAGCAAGTCAAAAACCTAAAGCAAAAAGTCCAAATACAAATCCACCTAAATCTAGTCCTGTAACCACAGGCGTTCAACCTAAAGATCCTATACAACCATTTGTGCCTGCAAAAGCAGGAGAACTAGGACAAGGTGATTCATACTATGATGATAAAGGCAATGAATTAGGTGTTGTAAAAACTTCAATTGGCGATGGACCAAATCCAGACGCAGTTGTTGTACAAGATCCAAAGAATAAAAAATATTCTGTTGTAGATGCAGACGACGAATTGAATATCAATAATCCAGATTATGCACAAGAAAGCAGTAGCAAAATAAACAAACTGTTAAACAAAACAGACAAGAAAAATCGTTTACACAGAAAAATCAAAAAATTAATACGTAAAAATAAACTCATAGAGCAAGGCAAAGAACAACTGTTTGAAATTAATTTCAACAACAAAAAACTTGCCAAAGAAGCATTAGACTTGCCGATCAAGTGTGGCTTTGAAGCAGAAACTAGTTGGGAAGGCATATCAGATACCAACGATGAAGACGATTGGTTATATGAATATAATTGGTATGACATTGAAGATTTTCTTAATGACCAAGAGGGCCGCCGTGCTGTACAAGAGATAAACGAAAGTTATCAAGAATGGCTCGGTGAAAAAGCCATGGATTACGAGCAAGATGTCATAGACGAATTAGTAGCAGATCGCAAAGAAGAAGAAAATGAGTTAAATGATTTTATAGATAGTTCTAGTGGTCCCAGCAGTGAAGCAGTAGAACAATACAAAGCAGAATTTGAAGAAGACGATCCTGTAGAATTCCAAAACCGCGAAGAAGATGGTTGGAATTATATGAACTGGGTCAGAGAATTTGTAGAAGAAGAATACGAAGCAGAATATCTAGATTGGCTTGAAGAAACAATTCGTGATGAAGGCGAAGCAATGGACAGAGCCTATGAAATTGCAGGTGAAGAAAACGACATAGATACTTGGGCTAATGACGAATATGGTAGTTGGAGTAGTACACTAAGTGAACATGGTTACTATTTGAGTAATCCTGATGGGGAAGGCCGCGGCCTTGCAGAAGTTTCTGAATACGTAGAAACTTGGGCTGATGACAATAGTGAACGCAGTGAAGTACGATACGGAGATTATCACAGTTATTATGGTGCTAATCAAACATATTGGCGTGTAGAATCTGATAGCTCTATTGACAGTTACGGCACAGGTGCAGAAATTATTTCTCCTGTGTACGAAACACCACGTACAATGCTTACAGAAATGAAAAGTTTGTTTGATATGCTACAGCAAAATAATGTAGAAACAAACAATTCAACAGGTTTGCATGTCACTATGAGTTATGCAGGCAAGAATGATGACGACTATGCAAACGGCATCACTGTTAATAAAGTTAAGTTAGCAATATTATTAGGTGACAAATATCTACTCAGTACATTTGGCAGAAAGGGTAACAGTTATGCAAAAAGTCAAATGGCCAGTTTGGAAAAATTAGCCTACAAGTTAAAAGCAGACCCTGATAATGTCAAAACAATTCAAAATATAGAACAAATTTTAGCATCAGGTATTCAGGGTGACAAATTTACTGCTATAAATTTCAAAGACCAATTAGACGGCGATACAAAAAATCAACTTATAGAATTTAGAATTGGTGGCGGACATGACTATCATAATGATTTTCCAACTACCATGAAAGCAGTTGTACGTTATGCTACAACATTATCTGCGGCATACAGCGAAACAGCATATAAAGGTGATTATGTCAAAGCACTGTTTAGATTAATTAATAATGTTGGTAAAATATCTGCAGACGATGAGGAAAGTGTAAAGGGTAAAGTTGATCATCCTGCAATAGATGCATTGAAAAATTTCTTTGGTAAAGAAAATTTTGTCAAGTACATGCATTATCTTACTGGTGCATTTGAAATGCTTGAAAGATACAAAGAAGCATCAGCACCGGGTGCAGATGAAAAGTGGAAACAAAAGATTGCAGATTATGAAAAAGCCACTGGTGAAAAAGTTGAGATAGAAGAAGTTACAGAAGGTGAACCTATAAGAGGTTACATGAAACCTGATGCAACAGCACCAAGCAGAAATGCACCATATTATTTAAGCAAAGCACAAAGAGGATTTGTGTTAAGTGTTGCTCAAGCAGGATATGATCTAAGTCAAAATCTAAATCGTAAACCTGTAAATGCAAAGACAATTGGTATATTGAGAAACACATTAAAAGACTTTGAACTTAACTATCAACAATTTGATAAGATAATGAAAGATGTTGAGGACGAAATTACAATTAGTGCAGATAGACATACAAAAATTAAACCCAGTCAACGTTTTCAAAGAATCAAAAACGGAGTTGATCGATTATTCAAGAAGGATGTTCTTAAAGAACCTGAGTACATAAGCATATCACATGTAGAACGTGCAATACAAGGTATGTGGCATGCTGTAAACAGTGAAGAAATCAAAGACAGTGAGCAGTCAAAACAGTTTATTAAGATGGGTGCTGATGCAATGCCTGGCACTAACACTGACTCTAAGCAAGATAGATTGGCTATTATGCTAGATGATATGGGTACTATTGGTAGGGAATACAAAGAGTTTCATAGACACCTGGTAAGTGGTTCTTATAGTTATGGTCCTTTATTTGAACCAGGAACACCATATAATAAAAAAGCATTTAATAAATTCATGGATCACCTCAAGCAGTATCCAGAATGGAACCACCCAGTATCAAGAAAACATAATCCTAATTTAACCGGCGATGATAGTTATAGAGAAAATGCATTGAGTAAAATCATGCAAAAGTTGAGAATGCGTTGGGAACACCTGGAAGATATCAAAGAAGAAAATCCTTCAGTATACCACGACACTATGAAAGAAATTGGTGACTTGGTGGAATATCTTATTGACATGAACAAAGCCGATACAGATGATAAACTGGCAGAAATAATGGCAGGAGAAGGTATTGAAGATACAGAATTCAAAGATGATTATGACGGTCCAGAATTTTTGGGTATGCGTAGAGGAGTAGCAAATAACTTAACTGATGCATTAGATGCTATAAATCGACCAGATCCTTTTGGCGAACCTGTTGCACATAGATTAAGAGACAATATTCAAAATTATATTTCAAGTTCATTTGAAAGATATTACACTAATAAAATAAGGCACGGTAAGGACTATTACGATAAGGTTCGTCCTGTACAAGCACTTGTTCAAGGCAGATTAGATGTTATACAAGAGTTCTTAGAAGAATTTGACAAGATTTCACAAAAGTTAGGTTTTGATAGCCAACAAAAAGCACTTGATCAAAAACGTAAATTAGATGACAAAGAAAAAGAATTCAAGAAAAAGCATGGTGCAAAATATGTAGGCACTATTAATACATATGATTTTGGCGGCAATGTTTTTATTAGTAATTCATTTGCCAGCGATTTGAAAAGAGGCACAAATATCGATGATCGAACCATATATCGTTATACTGAACCTGGAAGGAACTCATATCGCAGTGAACGAGGAGATGTATTAGTAATACCTAATGCTCATTACTTTACAGCACTTGATGCGTATGAGGTGAGCAAGAGTGACAATTATAAAGGTACTTGGAGAGAAAGTGTTGCAAAAAATATACTAGACAAATTCAGGGACTTGTATTCTGTTCACTTTCAGCAAATTGATGATTACTTTGTTGATATCAATAAAGAAGATCTAAAACAAAAATTAAAAGATGCCAGAGTCAATATTGATAAAAATTTGGGCGATGGTAGAACTGGTATGGGACCTGATCCGTTATTACCATCAGATGACATGCAGGGACCTTTTGGTGAACCGTTTAGCCCTTCTTCCGCAGTATCATGGAAAGTTAATAATCCTAAACTAGCAAGTAAGGCAAAAGCAAAAGAGCAAGAGTATCTCAACAGTATAGAGAGACAAATACCTATCCATGCAGATGTTTTAGACTACGAAGGTTCAAGTTCTAATACTATAGAACAGTATGCTAACTATATACAATTAGCAAATTATCTCAAAATTGATGCTGGTGTTGAAAAACAAGGTATAAATTTGTTAAAGAGAGTTACTGATTCATATAACAGCAATGATATGCCAGGTGCCGAAGGATTTGGCATGGAAAGATTTGTATCTGCAGTTAAATTAGCCAAGCAATATATTGAACAAAATTATATGGTAAGTGGCGGAAACTATTTTAGAAAAGATGCAGAGGGTAAGCCAGGCGATGACATTGGCGGTTTGTACACTAACAGATCAAGTGCTAATGTTGGAGAACTAGACAGCATTGAACTCACTGATACCAGTTATCAAGAAGCCAGAGGCAACTACGAAATATTTGATGAGATGATGCAAAACGGCATGCAAAACTATATGGTACAAGCAGATGTAAATAGACTAGTCAAATTTTTGGTTGGTGGCTTTAGTGAGAATTATAAACTTTCAGTATTGCGAGCCATGAAAAAGAATGCAACTGGTGCAGGTAGAAGAGAACCAGTAGACATACAACAAGCATTAGAATTAGGTAGAAACGCCATGACATGGGAAAGTGTATTTACTAAATTTGATAAGTTACCACTGATTGAAAAATTACAGTTGTTAGACAAAGTAGATGCTAACAAAATAAATGAAGCATGGAGCAAAAAGTATAAGAATAGTATCAATTGTTCAAATCCAAAAGGGTTTAGTCAAAAGGCTCATTGTGCTGGTAAAAAGAAAAACGAAGGCGATGTTAGTAATTCGTTAGATAGACGTAGAGCACAAAAAGGCAAAGACAAATATCACAAAGCAGTTGATGTTCCTGTTAGTAGAAAAATTGCACCAGGACAAAATTTTGACAAGTTTGTGGTTATACCAAGTGAAAACGGTAAAGTAGGACATATGGTAGGTGTGCTCAATGGAAAAGCAGAAGACTTGGGAGCATCTGCAATAGAACTAGCAAACGCATTAGTTGATGCATATAACAGAGGTGGCTTTACAGACTTACCTTTACAAAAAATAGACTTAGGCGAAAGTGTGCCTAACAATGATAAAATACATAAGTTGACAAAATTATTAAAAGAACCTATACTAGCAAGTGACCTGAAAGCACAAATGGAAGTTTATTTTGTGTTGCCAGTCCCTTCAATGATAAGAGATTTCAAAACTGCCAGAGCACAAAATGGTGATAATGCTGATCTCAGACACATAGTAAAAGGTTATATGGATATGTTACACAAAGACGATCAAAAGAGATTGAAAAAGTCTCTCAAAGAAAACAGATATATCACTGTCAATGAGTATGATGATTTAGGTTCTGAAAAAGAAAATATCATTAAAACAATCAGCGGATTGGATGCCAGCAACGAAGCACATGCACAGTTATTAGATAGAATTTATAAACTGCTCAATAGCGAACATATTGATAGTACAATGGGTGTTGCATTCCAAAAAGGTGTTGCAGACGAACTTATGCCAGAAAAAGAAAAAGCAAAAGTTATTCAAGACATGACTAGAATAATTGGCGGCATAGACAGCGACTATGGCACCATGAACAAGTTCTTAAAGAGACTAGAAACAACTGGTACTATTGTAAACCTAAAAGAATTAGCACAGCCAATTAACACATTCCAAAGTGTGTTCGGTGATGATACAGCAATTAATGCATTTATTGCATTGGCAGATTATGGTGTGGGTAAAAAACAAAAAGGTCCAGGTGAATATGCTCTTGCATGTTTGAGTAATCAAATACGTTTAGCAGAAGGTGAAGGTGACTTGGAAATTGAGGGCATTGGTAAAGTTGAGCTCAAGGCGGCATTATCTAGTAGCGGAGGCCGTATTGGATATGGCGGCGGTAGCCAAAAAGCCAAACGTGCAGTGTTGGACAAATATGCTGAAAGTATTCCAACAGTAATGCAAAGCATTGGCGGAGTAGGTGGAAGTTTAGGTTTGCCTGCATTTGTAAAAGCACTTAATATTGATTTACCTCCAACAGATGTAAACAATCAAAAAGTTAGAAAGGCTATTGCTACAGAATTATTAGTTATGGATTTAGAGAATTTTGCAGGTCCTGTAATAGATACAATAGCAACCAGCCAGGATTTAACTGCAATTGAAGATTCTTACTTGGCACAAAATTTACGTTGGTACCAAGACAGAGATCATTTTGATGCATTGTTGTTAATGCATATACCAAATAGAAAAACCGGAATGATTAGAACGCCAGAAGATTTAATTGCATTTAGAAGAAGTGGACATGCTAATTCTACAAGCATCAGTATTATACCTACACAGGCAGGTGCTGGTAGAGAGCAATGGGCACAGTTAACACTTAATAAGGGAACAGTATAATGAAATTTTCACAAGTAAAAAGTTGCCCTAGAACAAAAGCAAAAGGTTGTGATTGTGCAGGTATCAAAGGTTTACAAGAAGCAGAACAAACAATCAAAGCAAAATGCGAACTAGAACACACAGAGGGTGATGTTGTAGGACATTTTTTGTTTAAGCAAAATCCAGGTCAGCCTACAATGTTAGTGGGTGAAGTAAGTGGACTTGAACCTGGTGAGCATGGATTTCACATACATGAGTTTGGTGATTTAAGTGACGGTTGTGCAAGTGCAGGACCACACTACAATCCAGACGGAGTCGATCATGGCAATATCAAAGAAGGCCATGTAGGCGACTTAGGCAATATTGTTGCAGATGATAGTGGTGTTGCAAAAATAGATTTAGTATTACCACGTGTTGATTTACATGGCGATCGAAGTGTTGTAGGCAGAGCAATAGTTGTACATGCTGATGTAGATGATTTAGGCAAAGGTGGTGACGAGGAAAGTTTGAAAACAGGAAACGCTGGTGACAGAGTTGGCTGTGGGGTTATAAGGTTATCAGAATGAAATTAAACGAATTTTTTAGAGAAGGCGATATGAGGTTTCCAGACCTCACTTACGACAAGTACGGAATGCATGATTATTCGGTGTACACCGATGTAATATCAAAACTTGTACAACGAGGCATGGGTAAAGTACAAATACAACGTGAGCTTCAAGCAAGATTCCATGTTATGGCACGTGATGCAAGAGCACTTATTCAACGTTGGGAACAAGAAAATAAGCAACAAGTACGTTCGCAATCACGTATAGATGCTGAAGCCGGAGGCGGTGGTGCGGGTGCTGGTGCTGGTGCTGGTGCTGGTGCTGGTGCTGGTGCTGGTGCAAGTGCTGGTGGTGATGGCGGTTCAACAGGTTCAAGTGGAGACAGCGGGTCTGCAGATTCCGGAGTTGCCGATACTGGCGATTCGAATTCCCCTGACTCCACCCCTACTGCAGAACCACGTGGCGTAGGACACTTTTTTGCTTATGGATTACGTCCTAGTAAAAATTCTAAAAAGAAAAAGAAGAAAAAGAAATCAAGCAGTGGATTTGACTTTGGCAAAGGCGTGTATGAAAGAAAAGACATGCCTCAAATTAATGAACAAGATTTACTAGATGCAAACATATCATATAAAAAAGGTTTTATAAAAACTGAAAGTATAGTCACTGTACAAAAAGACAGATCTAAAAAAATGCATAAAAAGGCATTTGAAAAAATTACTAGTAATAATTACGACCCTTTAATAATTGATGAAAACAATGTATTAATAAACGGTCACCATAGATTAGATGTTGTCTTAGAATTAAATAAAAAGTATGTAAAAGCAATCAAGGTTGAAGCAAAGTTAGATTCCATAATGGAAACTTTTGCACACACTGCTGAAGATATCAAAACTTACAAAAGATCTAATAATCCTAGAAGGGGTAGAAGCCAAACGTTTCAGAGAAATCATGACATCTTTAAGAATCCTAGAAAAGACTCGGGAGATGGCATGTTAGATGTTATGGTACCTGCTAGACGCGAATTAGATAATGAATGGAAATATAATCGAAACCAGAGTCCTATTGAAAACTTTACACATTGGTTTCAAGAAAAACGCAAAGATCCTAAATGGATGTATGATGAACAAGAGTCTTGGAAAATATTCAAAGACAAGTACAAGGACATGATGTAGTAACATGCTTATTAACGAAATCATAGAAGATTTAACTACTCTTAATACAGCACCTAAGTTAGGTAAACTGCCACATGAAGAAGTAGAATCAGTTATTCATCAATGGGTCAACCAAGAAGACCATATAGAATTAAGTAATGGAATGCATGTACTTAGTGGTGAGAATCATGGTTACGAAGACAATGTAGCACTCATAGTTGATGCTGATTATAAAATTTTAGATCACGATGATGACATTGTTGAATTGATGCAACAATTTACAGCACAAGAAATAGACCCAAGCATTGTAGAAACAATAGTTGAAAAATGTTGGAAAGGCTACAAGAAGAAGGGCATGAAAACCATGTTTGGAAAACGTGTGCCTAACTGTGTCAAAAATGAAAAAGTAAAAGAAGATAAACCTACATCAGGTGATAGGAACATTGCTTTGAATTTACCACGTGGTGAAATGAAAGTACTCAAAGCAGAAGAAAAAGATTACGACAGAGGACTATTAGTAAAATTATTAGACGATGGCGGATATGAGATGGCATATTGGTATGAAAAACATGTACCATTTGAAGTTGAAGTATTAGTGGATGGTAAGTCTATAAAGAAAGATGCTAGAATAGTTGAAATGAAATTTCATCCTGAGTTAAAACCAGGACAAGAAGACAAAGTAAATAAGTTTAGACTATATGATATAGAAGCAGACTTAGATGATTTGAAAAAGGACATCGACGATGCTGATAAGTGAAATTATAAGTATACTAGATGAAAACTTTGCTGAGCCACAGTTTGATCTAGAATGGGAAGAAGCAAATCGCTATCCGTTCTTAGACAAGTTAGGTAAAGATGGATGGATAGAATTAGCACAGACTGGTAAAGTTGCTAATGTAAATAGTAATATTGTAAAGAAGATAGGCAACACTGGCGCAGATGGATCAGAGACACTTGCAGATTTAGAACCTGAAAAAGTTCAAAGATTGAAAAAAGCAATGAAGTCAGGTACAATAGAAATGCCTATTGTGATGAAAATGCCAAACGGTAAATTAGAACTTATAGCAGGCAACACACGACTTATAGGACTTATTAGTACAAAAGGCAAAGCAAAAGTTTGGTATATAGACGCAAGTAAATTAGACGAAAACTTTGCTGACGGTAAGAAAAAAGGCAAAAGCAGACCGGGCAGAGTTAAAAAAGCAGGAGCCAGTTGTAAAGGTTCTGTAACAAGTTTAAGAGCAAAAGCAAAAAAGTACAGTGGTGAACGTGGTAAAATGTATCACTGGTGTGCTAACATGAAAGGTGGGAAGAAAAAATAATGGTAGATTCAGTTAAAAATTATGGCATAACTGGTGTAAGTGGAAATATTGAACTTGGTAGAGAATATCAAGCAACTATTGTTTCCAGTGATGATGACATTTCTCTGTTTGATAGAAACAACGATCTCAACAGAGCAAAAGTAGCACCCGGTGAAAATGCAGACCAGGCACAAACACTTTCTCAATTGGAAAGTATAAACATTAATAGAACATTTAGCAACGTTATTTCTTATGATAGCAGTACTACTAATATGATAGTTGTTCCTGCTAACACAACAGTTTTAAGTGTTAGTATAGAAGCATTAACAAATTGGGCTGGTGCTGATGCTAATACAAATATTACTATTGGTGATAGTGCAGATCCTGATAGATTGTTTACACATTTTGATCCCACAGTTTCTACAGTTGATGAAACAAACTATCTTTACAGTAATAGAACAACATTGAGAAGCACAGTAACACAAGGTGGTGCAACTTCGGGTACAGCAAGAGTAATGATTTTATATTCAGGTGGCACATTGTTTGCCGCACCGCAAAATCAAATTGATACGCAAACAGAAATCAATATATTCTTTGACAGCAGTGGTAGTATGAATAGTTCGTTAACACCTTTACGTACTATGAAAAATGATGTACTTAAAAATGCATTATTACCTTTTTATGATGACGACGGTGATGCTTATGATAATAATGTTTCATTCACAGAAGAAGGCAATGAAAGAGTATGGAGCCAAATGGAAACAATGGGTTCAAATTCAAATGTTACGCAGGTCATTAATTTGGTATTCTCAGATGAAAACTCACCGTATGGTGCAACTAGTACGTATCCAACTAACCCAACTACTCAACATACCACTGATATTACTTCACTGAGAAGTACAATAGCAACTGCAGAAACAGCAAATAGCAGTTCATATTTTAGAAGTGTGTTGTTCCAAGTAAACACAGGGCCTGGTAGTTATGGCGGATATAAAGATTATGTTAATGCTGTTATAAATGGTACTGGTAATTACAGTGGTACAGCAGGACTTAGTGATAGAGCAAACGTAGAAGTACGTGTTGAAACTGATGTGATTGCTGGAGCAAATGCTACATACTATGCAAACCAAGTTATTAACGGCTTAAACAGTTTAGGTTATTCTATTCCCAACGTATCTTATGATTGATAAATACTATTATGAAGATTTCAGACCTAACAGAATCATTTAAGCACTACAAAGTAAAGCATAAAAAAACTGGTAAAGTATATCATGTTACGGCTATGAGCGACAATAGTGCCAAACAAAAGGCCAGGATCAAATCAGGTGCTGTAGGAGCATCACGTTATAGTGGTACATCAGATGATGATTTTGAAATCGTAGAATCATTAAAAGAAACAGTAGCCGGAGCAATAGGAAGTTTTGCCATGCCAATGGGCAAACTGCACAGACGCCAAAATCCTTCTGTGTTTTCTAAGAAAAAGAAAGTGTCTGAAAGCAATCCCAAAAGAGAACAGGCTGTAAGTATATTAGTTGCATTAGTTAATGAAAAAGGTTTAGATAACTTCGAAAGCAAAGATGAAATAGAATCATTTATGTCTGATAACATGCCAGAGTTTTATCGTGGCAGAGACACAGGAAAAGCAATAGAAGATGCTATAGCAGAATTAGGTTTAGACGAAGGTAAAAGCCCACATAAGAAAGGCACTAAAAAATATAAAGCACATATGGCCGCAATGCATGCCGGCGGTTAAACATGAAAGCAGTTAAATGCAAAAATGGTAATTTAAGTTTCATCACCAGAGATGAGACTCGCCTGTTCAATAAAATAGATTTTGAAAAGTTTTGTCCAATAAATAAATTTGACGAGAGAACAAGATACATGGCAGAAGACATGTATTGTAGAAACATACTACAAAAGGTCAGAAAAAATGATATCGTTGGTTTCAAGGTCTACCCACAAAAAAGTAAAATTGAATAAAAGAGTTATAGGTAAAAAGTTAGACAAGATAGCACAAAATGTTGCTAAACGTGGTGTCTTTGTGATTTCCTATGACAAGTCCATAGAAATGTATCAAATTTTAGAGGCTATAACCAAAAGGGTAGTATTGACCTACATTCCCACTAAAAAACTTGCTAACGTGCTCTGTGTGCGTCTAAACAGCAAGAAATTGCACCAACAGACTATTAGAGACGGTGGTATGTTTAGAAAGCCACAAGAGCTTATAAACAAATATGTTGATGCAAAAAACGAATGCATGTTTTATAGACACACTATGAAGACCACAAAAGACGCTTTTAAGTTTGAAGCCACACGTCACAGACTCATAGAAACTGTATTAAGGCAGAAATATGCCTTAAGCAATGTACAAAACCTATTCTAAGTCCTTTCACAATTCTCAATAAAATGATAAATAAGTACTATTACAGTTATGAATAGGAAACCACTATGTTATTAAATCAATTAAATCCAACACCTAGTTCCAAACTAGGCAAAATATCAAAAGTGTTGGGCGAAGAGTTTGGTGTTTCTTTTAAGAAGGCATTTTTGCCAAAGAGAAAGTTGCTTGAGTTAAAAGAAACTGCTAATTTGGCCGTAGTCAAACTTCGCAACAGCAATAAAAAGTTTCAACTAGAACCTGAATATGCAAAATTTTTAGGTATTAGAGATGCAATAGACGTCATGTTAGCAGAAGGCATGTATGCAGAATCACCTGCATATATGGAAATGAAAGGCATGATTTCTGACAGTGTAAGACAACTTATGGACAGCGGTTATACAATGGATGAAGCATGTACAGAATGCATGAACCGTTACAGAATGGACAATCGTTTTGCTTACGACGATGACACAGCAAAGACTATTGTTATCAAAGCGGCAAAAGACTACATGGATGAATGTGGTAGCGGTGCTGTTATGGCAAGTGCAGAAAGTATAGACAGCGATCTTAATGAACGTCTATTATCAGAACTTGCTAAAGAGATTGGTGTTGAAATTGTTGACACTAGCAGTTACGATGCTATCGAAGAAACGTTAGGTAAATTTGCAGAAGTATCAGGTAAAAGCAGAGACTCAGTGGTTGGTTTCCTTAATGGTCTCGAAGAAGATGCAGTTGTAAGTGGTATTCAAATGTTTGGTCGCAAAATTGCAGAAAGAAAATTAAATGACAGTATTCAATACATGCATAAACTAAAGAAAGACGGAAAAAGTATCGAAGACATTGCTAAAGAATTAGGTATGAAACCTGAAGAAGTTACAGATGCAATGAATAAAACAGAATCAAAAAAATCAAACGTTAAAGAAGAATTTAATAGCATGTTTGATGATATCTTAAGTGAAATGATTTCTGAAGAAGTAAACGTTGAAGAAGCAGAAGTTGTTATGGCTGTACGTGCATTAGCAGATGATATTCAAGATCAAGTAGAAAGATTAGGTCGTATGATGAACGAAGACTTGCCTGCTATTGCTGATCAAGTACGTGGCGAAATGGGCGGAGACAAAGCAGTTAGTTTTTCAGATAACATTAACGGATTGTTGTCTCAGCACTTAGAAGCAACAAAAGCAATTAAAACAGGCTTTGATCAAGCAGTTGCAGAACTTTCAGGAGAAGGTTTTGTAGCAGGTGGAGCAATGGCTGACACTGGTGATTTAGGCGGCGACGATTTAGATACTGGCGATATGGGACTAGGCGAACCTGAGGGTGACTTAGAAGATAATATTCCTGCAAGTGCTGGTCCTGAAGAGGAGCCATTGGGCAGAGCTGAAATTTAATGTTAATTCGCGAAGTCACATTGCTGGAGTATGCACAAAAAACAGCAGATAGCGAAATGGATGATGCTATCGGTGACTTGCTATCGTCTGAAGTGATGACTAGAATGGATGCAAAGTCTATACCTACAGAATTATTTCAGGACTTGTTAGCAAAACAAGGACATTTAATTGACATAGACACACTTGTTAAAAAAGTAAGAGATTCAGGATTTGCAAGTAGTGCAGATTCAGAAAAAATTGTGCCTGCAGATGAATTAAGTGGCGATGTTGACACTGATGCAGAACCTACAGTTGATGTTGGTAAAATGGCAGGCGACAAAGCACTAAGTGATATAAAGGCGAATTAATATGGCAAACATATTTACAAATGCTAAAGATGCAAGAATAGATACTAGGAACAATGTAACTATACATGGCGAAGTTCGTAGTATAGAAAGTGCTATTCTAGCAAATGTATCTGCTGGTGTGTTGTATGCAAACGTGTCAAGCGGTACAACAATGACTGATAGTAATGCTTTTTACAAGGCATACTTTAGTATTACAACTGACGCCGCAAAAGTAGATCAAATAAATTACGTCAAAAAATACTTTACAGATTTAGGTTACGGAGTAAACATCAAACAGAATGATACTCAAACCATAATCTGGAACGTTGCCTGGTAATCAATAATTAATTAAATTAAACCGTACAACTACTATATATTAGTAGTGGTTGATAAATTATTATGAATAAAACAGACGTATGGTTTGGTGATAGTTGGGTCATTGGTACAGGTTTGTATGACGAAATATACCAACAAGATAAATCTAAAACACCAGAATTACATCATCAAGAATTAAAACACACAGGGCGTTTTCCAAATTTAACGAGAGATTGGTCGCACCCTGAGTATTCTTTTGCAAGTTTGACCAGTAAAGAAAGAGATGTTGAATACATTAATTTTGCTTTCCCTGGTAGTTCAATAGAGTTTCAATTAGTCCAATTGACAAAATTTTTCAAGAACATTTATCAACCTAACATTAATTACACAATCTTTTTTTGTGTTAGTGGAAACACACGAGCATTTTTTATTGATGATATAGAGCATAAAGAATACCATGTACACCCTAAAGGACAATTAAGTAAAGAAAGCGAACATAATTTTTTAACAGATAAATGGGAAGTACCTGTATTTTTTGAATACAACAACACTAGAATTCTAAATCAAGTAGTTGCACTCTGTAAAAATTACAATGTAAAACTACATTTACTATCTACCTGGGAGCAAATAACAACATTAAAACATATTGATGTTTTTAATTTATCAACACACTACTTGCTCCCAGGTACCTTATTTAATGAAACATTTGGTGCTGAAATATATGATGTTTGGAACGATGAAAACAATGATATCAATGCAAATTATATAAATGATTACCACCTCAATATATCAGGGCACAAACAGATGCATATTAAGTTAATGGAGGCCCTCAGTGAAAACTAATCATTTATGGTTTGGTGATAGTTGGGTTATTGGTTCCGAACTTTACAAAGAGCCTAGGTTCAGGAATGGTAGTGGAGATCCAGAGACAGGCGGTTTTGCAAATGCCTATGTTTCTCCAAAATATGTTCCTAATGCTACATTTGGTTATAACATGCCTAATTTTGTTTTTGGAAGAAAAGTAAGTGATACAATTGGTGCAAAACATTGGAATTTTGGATTTAGTGGCGGCAGTATATCGTTTGCTTTGTATAATCTGTATGAGTGGATTAAAAAGTATCCAAAAGAGTTAGAGCATAATAATATAGTTTTTTTAAGTACTACTGCACAAAGCAGAGATTTTGCTAGAACTGAAGAAGACCTTTGTCACTATCATCAAAACATTCAACGACATGCAGAACGCCACAAAGTGTTTTTCAAAGACAAGCTCAGACCTCTTATTCCTTTTAGTGAGTATGAATCAACTAAAACAATAAATGAAATGTATTCCGTATGTAAAGCACATAATATAAAGTTCTATATTTTTAACGTGTGGGGACCAATACACATATCTGAAGAAATAAATTTAGTACCCGATGAATGCTGGCTTATCAAAAAAACAGATACACTTTTTGGTTTGACAACCGGAACAAATTATGTTGATATATTGGGAATGCCGATAACAAAAGGCACAACCGAAAATGAATATCAAGCAGTTGAATTCAGAGTTAATAAATCCCATCCAATTCATAAAGAATATATACACCCTTGCCAATTTCACCCTAACCTACATTGCCATGATCAAATGGCTAATAAATTACTGGAGATACTAGATGCTAGTTGAAAAATATGAATACCCTACATTAAAAAGGGTAACAGCAAAATCAGGACAACGTCAATACACAGGCGAAGACAATAAACCGGTGCCTAGTGTAACAACAATACTTTCTGATACAGGAGATAAAACTGCTCTCATAGCATGGCGTAAACGTGTTGGTGAGGAAGAAGCAAACCGTGTGAGCAGAGAAGCCGCAGGCCTAGGAACTAAAGTGCATAATGCATTAGAAAAATATGTATTAGGCGAAACATGGGAAATTACTGGAAACAATTTAATCAGTATTATGGCTAAACAAATGGTAGACAAAATGGTCAGAGATGGCATGAGCCAAATTGATGAATTGTGGGGTGTTGAAGTAGCATTGATCAGCGAAGGACTTTATGCAGGTACCAGTGATGCAATAGGCATGTGGAACGGCAAACCTGCAATTATTGACTTTAAGACTGCTAAAAAGATCAAGAAAAGAGAATGGATTGAAGATTACTTTATGCAAGGTTGTGCATATGCACTAGCACACAATGAAATGTTTGGTACAAACATCAAACAAGTTGCTATCTTAATGGTAGACAGAGAAGGACAATATAAAGATTTTGTAATTGAAGGTGACGAGTTTGACGAGTATTGTGAGAAGTGGGGCAAACGTCTGCTGGATTATTATGAACAAAAGTGATAAATACTGTTAAGCAATTGGAGACTTAGCAGTGGCAGAAAACGATAAAACTATAGTATCTAGAATACAACACAGAAGAGGACTTAAACAAGATCTCCCACAGCCTTTGCGACCAGGTGAAATTGGTTTGGCTGTTGATAGTAAGCAAGTATATATTGGGCATGATCCTGATAATCCTAATTCTGTTGATCTTAGTACCACTAGTTTTATTGAGAACACCGTAAGTGCCAGAGACCATGTAATAAGTATTTCAAACAATAACATTATTGCATTTACAGTTCCTTTTTACTTTATCAAAAAGGGAGAGTTTGATGGTACACAATTTTCAGATTCTATCGAAGCAAAAGAAGTACGTTCTTTATTAACAGGTTCAAGTGCAGGTGTTAAAACAGAATTCTACAATATGAGTTCTGACTTTCCTGTATTCAGTACCGAAACAACTAACAGTGTACATTTATTAGCAAATGCAGATGTAAATGGTTCTGATACTTTTGTGATTAATAATGCAGGAAATCCTGCAGACTTTGATGGTGTACGTATAGGTGATTTTTTAACTGGTCCAGAGATTACTGGAGACCAAGTTAAACTTCTCAATATTGTAAATGATGGTTTTAACAATTATACAATTACATTGAATAGAGCTCAAACACTAACTCAAAACTCCAATATAGAATTTATACCTAACAACATTGTTAATAACCATAACACTGATACATTTAAGAGTACTGATGTTATTGTGAGAAAAAATGGTATTAAACTAATACCAGAATCCAATGCTTCTGTGCTATCAATACCAAGTGCAAATTCAGATTATACATTTAATGGTAGCAATATTACTTCTACTGGTTATCATACTTTAACATTGAGAACAGCACCAAATGTAACAGACGATGTTTCAGTTTGCTATTACGGTAACGCAAATGTAAATTTAGCATTAACAGGTGTTAACGGAAATATTTCTGCAACAAACCAAGCAAATAGTTTTTATGATGCATACAGTATTCCGCATCATAGAAAAATACCAGAACAGAATATCAGAGTAAGTACAAGTTCTGGTACTGGATTTTTTGCATTAGAAAATAAACATATTGCAGTATATGCAGAAGGTGCAAATATTGTTGCATTGCCAAGTCCATTACAATTAGGTTCATTCATTATTGGCAGAGAAGATCAATTTTATGATGCTGATGTAACAGGTAATGTTAGCACGTATCATTCAGGTACAAGTACACCTACAAAATATACTGTTGAGTTTGATAATGCAAACTTCAATTCAATCTTTAGTGTTGACAGCGGAACATATCGTTATAATAAAGCAAAAGTAAAAACACCTAATGTAAACGATTATCTCAACAACAAAATGTTTAATGTGCATAATATTAATGACACAGCAAAAACATTAGATATTACCATACCACAAACATCATGGAATTTGGTTAGATATGGCGAGGCTAATTTAGTTACTAGTCAAGCAGGTGAAACCAATGTATCAATCTCTAGTGCAGACAGCAATTTTATTGAAGGACTTGCAGTAGGTAATTATGTGAGAATGGTTGATGCAGGCACACTAGATGATGCTATTTTTGAAGTACAAGAAGTGTCTACTGCTAATAATTCTTTCTTGATTGAAATACAGAATGGTATACTTGGTGGTAACACAGCAACCATGACTGCAAATATTGCTAATGTTGGATTTATAGATCACGGCGTTGGCTCAGCAAACGTTGATACTAGTTTTAGACTGGTATCAGAAGATAATGGATTTACAAGTTTAGTCACAAGTGTTATTATAACAGTTGACAACGACGGAACAATAGTAAACACTACATCAACTATTGATGCAGATCAAACAACAGCAAATACTGTATTTGTTACTAACGGTTCAATGCGTTCAGATACTTCCGCATTAAAAGGTTCTAATGGTGCTAATGGAATGATGCCTGTGTTAGGTTCTTCATACACAGGAACAACAAAGGTAGCACCAGTATTATCAGTTGATTTATCAAGTGCTAGTAGTGTGCAAGATGCGATTGTTACACTTAATAGATCATTAGTTCAGACAACAGCAACAGGTGCAAACACCAGTATTTTCCCAACAATGAATTGGAGTTTGCAAGAAGATGGCAGTTTGAATAAATTGTATGTATCGCAAAGACCAAGTTTATCCAGTGTAGCGGCAGGTGGTATACCGTTCACATTATATGAAGATAGTACTCGACCAACTTTAAGTGTTTTGGGTTTAACACCGGGCGAGTATGACAGAGCAAATAATACTGTTAGAGCAAAATTAGAAACTTGGTTAGATGGATTAATTAAAGACAGAGATGTTAATATGTTTGTTGATGTATTCACAGGCGGTCCTTTGTATGCAAGTGGATTAACACATATTAATAATAACTTAGCAGATTCATTTGATTTAGTTATAGATACAACATACAATGAAATAACTTTTGCTACCAGAGAAGAAGCAGGTTATTTTAATGAGTTGTCAAATAAAATTTATAATCAAAGTCCAATAGACAGAGAAACTGATACATCTGATGGTACTAAAGGATTATTAAATCTAAAAACAAATTTAGAATTACAGACCAGAGAAGCCGCGGCATTTGGCGAAACTACAACAACATATAACTCTTTGACAATTGAACCAATACTGTTAAGCGACAGTGCTGGAGACGCCTTGTTTAGTGTTGGTGTTGGTGTGTTTAACAGTTTTGTATTAGACTATACATTAACTGAGAAGGCAGGCTCTGCAAACAAGTATATGAGAATTGGTACTATGACTGTGTCTGCAAGGACTGATTTCAGTGACCCAGCAAATGCTGTAGTATTAAATGATACATTCTCTAGTTCATACGAGATTAGTTCAAGTGACCCTGTAGTAGAACCACAGTTTGAAGCAGTGTTAAATGGCGACGAAGTAGAACTTAAATTACAAAATCAAATTGTAGATCCGAATGTTACACCATTTACTTATACTGCACACAACATTGGTGCAGAGTTGAGATTAAAGTATATTATTAGACGTTGGTCAAGTACATCATAAATGTTTTTACCCACACATTCGAGCTCGGATAGATTAAGAGTTTGGCGCCAATACAGAAATGATTTCCCCAGTGATGGAACTGTTGAAGACGTACTCGAGACCTTTTCCCAAATCAAAATACTTCCAAGATACTTAGATTACTATAATTGTAAAGACTGGCCTAATGTGTTTGAAATTGTAGCAGAAGGCTATTTTTGCCAGTCCGGAATCAGTTATATTCTTGCACATACTCTCAAAGAATTAGGTTTCATTAATCAAGAAAATTTAATTTTCAGAGGCATAAGTAATCATATAAACGGAGTGGATGGTGCAGTATTTTTCCACGAAGGCAAGTGCTATAATTTTATTGCAGATCAACTTGTCGATGACCAGTATGCCCTCGATAACTGTACCGTTTTTTCCAAGTATAATATAGCACTAGATAACTAAAATGCTTGACAAGATAAGTATAGTAGTATAAAATACTATTGTGCAATCATTCACACCATAAAGGAAACACATGTCAAAACACATACAGATTACAAAGAGAGACGGCCGTAAAGAGGATTTAGATTTAGATAAACTCCATAAAGTTGTCTTTCATGCATGTGATGGTATTACCGGTGTCAGTGCAAGTGAAGTAGAAATCAAAAGCCACATTCAATTCTATAGTGGCATTACAAGTTCGGATATTCAAGAAACACTGATTAAAAGTGCCGCAGATCTAATCACAGAAGAAACACCCAACTACCAGTTTGTTGCTGGTAGGCTTATTAACTATCATTTACGAAAGCAAGTATATACTTCTTTTGATCCTCCTTGCTTATGCGATATTATTCAGGATAATATTGACAGAGGATTTTATGATGCAGAAATATTAGAAAAGTTTAGCAAAGAAGAAATCAACGAGCTTAGTGAATATATTGATCACACTCGTGATGAAGAATTGACTTATGCGGCTATGGAACAATTCCGCGGCAAGTATCTAGTACAAAATAGAGCAACAGGTGAGATATTTGAGACACCACAAGTTGCATACATGCTGATATCAGCAACACTGTTTGCAGATTATCCAGCAGAAACTCGATTACAATGGATCAAGGAGTATTATGATGCAATTAGTTTACACTATATCTCTCTTCCTACTCCTGTCATGGCTGGTGTACGAACTCCGCAACGTCAGTTCAGTTCGTGCGTTCTCATTGAGAGCGACGATAGCCTTGATAGTATTAATGCTACTACCAGTAGTATTGTTAAGTATGTAAGTCAAAAAGCAGGTATTGGTATTGGTGCAGGAAGTATTAGAGCAATTGGTTCACCTATCAGGAGTGGAGATGCAACTCACACAGGCGTTATCCCCTTCTATAAATTATTTCAATCAGCAGTTAAGTCATGTAGCCAAGGTGGTGTAAGAGGCGGAGCCGCTACACTATACTATCCTATTTGGCACTTAGAAATTGAAGACATGCTGGTGTTAAAGAACAACAAAGGCACAGAAGAAAATCGTGTAAGGCACATGGATTATGGTGTGCAATTTAACAAGTTAATGTATGAAAGATTATTAGGTAACGGTGATATTACATTGTTTTCTCCGCATGATGTGCCGGGATTATATGATGCATTCTACGCAGATCAGGACAGGTTCAAAGAGTTATACGAAACAGCAGAACGTAATACACGTATTAAAAAGAAGTCTATCAAAGCAATTGATTTGTTTTCTGCGTTTGTAACAGAACGTAAAGACACAGGTAGAATATACTTGATGAATGTTGATCATGCTAACACACATAGTAGTTTTGTAGAAGAACAAGCACCTGTTAGAATGAGCAACCTTTGTTGTGAAATCAATCTACCAACGAAGCCATTAATGAGTGCAAACGACGAAGATGGTGAAATTGCATTGTGTACTTTAAGTGCAATTAACTGGGGTAGGATTAAAGCAACACAAGACTTCCAGAAGCCTTGCGAACTTGCTGTAAGAGGCTTAGACGCACTGCTAGACTACCAGAAGTACCCGGTTATTGCGGCACAGTTAGCAACTGAGAAACGCAGACCTTTAGGTATTGGCATTATTAACTTTGCATTTTGGTTGGCTAAAAATGATACAAACTATCAAGATCCTAACTTGGAACTTGTTGATGAATGGGCAGAAGCATGGAGTTATTACTTGATCAAAGCCAGTGCAGATCTAGCACTTGAAAAAGGCTGTATACCTGGTAATCACGAAACAAAATATGGACAGGGTATTACTCCTAATCAAACATACAAGAAAGACATTGACGAACTTGTTAAACACAAAGAGCGTATGGATTGGAAAGGATTACGTAAGCAATTAAAAGAAACTGGTATTAGAAACAGTACATTAATGGCACTTATGCCTGCAGAAACATCTGCACAAATTAGTAACAGCACAAACGGCATTGAGCCACCACGTAGTTTTGTAAGTGTTAAACAAAGCAAACATGGAGTACTCAAACAGGTAGTGCCGCAGTATGCTAAATTAAAAAACAAGTATGATTTATTATGGGATCAAAAGAGCCCAGAAGGTTATTTGAAAATTTGTGCTGTATTACAAAAGTACATAGATCAAGGTATTTCGGTAAATACTTCATACAATCCAGAACACTACGAAGATGAAAAGATTCCAATGAGTGTTTTGTTACAACATATCATCATGTTTTACAAATATGGTGGCAAACAATTATATTACAATAACACGTTTGATGGACAAGGTGAGTTAGATATTGAATCTAATGAATCAGAAACTCCTTTGTCACAAACTATCACAGATGATGAGGATTGCGACAGTTGCAAAATTTAACTATGACAGTATTTAATGCTAAAAAAACAGACCACACTAAAAACAAAATGTTCTTTGATGGTGGTGTAAATATTCAACGGTACGACACATTAAAGTATAGACAGTTTGATAAATTAACTGACAAACAGTTGGGTTTCTTTTGGCGACCTGAAGAAGTTGATATTAGTAGAGATAGTAAAGATTTCAAAGATCTCACTGAACATGAACAACATATTTTTACAAGCAATCTCAAAAGACAGATATTGCTAGATAGTGTACAAGGACGTTCTCCTAATTTAGCACTATTGCCTATTGTGAGTTTACCTGAACTAGAAACATGGATAGAAACATGGGCATTCTCAGAAACTATTCACAGCAGAAGTTACACTCATATTATTAGAAACATTTATTCTGATCCAAGTAAAGTGTTTGATGAATTACTAGACATCAAAGAAATTGTAAAATGTAGTGATAGCATCAGCAAGTATTATGATAACCTCATGGATATGAATGATGTTGAGGACAAAGAGTTTGGTAGTTATGAACATAAAAAGGCATTATGGTTAGCACTAATGGCAGTAAACATTTTAGAAGGTGTTCGCTTTTATGTGTCATTTGCTTGTAGTTGGGCGTTTGCCGAATTAAAGAAAATGGAAGGTAATGCCAAGATAATTAAATTGATAGCCAGAGACGAAAATGTACATTTGGCTAGTACTCAACAGATGCTGAAGTTTTTGCCACAAGACGATAAAGACTTTGCAAAAATTAAAGCAGAATGTGAGAACGAGTGTATTGAAATGTTTATGAGTGCAATCAGAGAAGAAAAAGATTGGGCAGAGTATTTGTTCAAAGATGGTTCCATGATTGGACTAAATGCACAACTTCTCAAAGACTATGTAGAATGGATTGGTGCAAAACGTATGAGAGCAGTTGGATTAACTGCACCATATAGTGTTAGTGCAAGTAATCCGTTACCGTGGACACAAAAATGGATAAGCGGTGGCGAAGTACAAGTTGCACCACAAGAGACAGAGATCAGCAGTTATGTTATTGGTGGCACTAAACAAGATGTAACTGAAGACACATTTAAGGGATTAAGTTTATAATGATAGTAGAAATATACAGCAAACCGCAATGTCCTTTTTGCGTACAGGCAAAAGCATTAGCAGAAAGAGAAGGACACGAACTAACATACAAAATGTTAGACGAGGACTTTGACAGAGAAACACTAATGGAAACATTTCCAGGAGCAAGAACTTTTCCGCAAATTATTGTTGACGGTGAAAAGATTGGCGGCTACACTGAGTTCAAAGCATTACTGGATACTAGCAAATTAGGTGATATCTAATGTACAACGTTGTTGACCTAATAGGTAAAGTTGTTACTATTCGTACTAACAACGGACAAGAGATTATATGTAAACTAAATGGTGTTGATGAAGATAAAAAGTATCTCACTGTTGATAGACCTAAAGTAGTTTATGTTAATCAAGAAGATGTTGTCTTACTACCTTTCTTACTAACCTCACCATCTCAAGAACTTATATTAAGTACAAGAGAAATATTTACACTGGCAGAGAGTTTAGAACTTACTGCAAATGATTATAAAGACATGATTGATCAAGAAGTTAAGATGGAGTTGCAAGGCTCCGATTCTACTGAAGATAAATAATTGCATGCCAGGCGTACCAATTTCAAAAATAGGAGATTTAGTTACACTAGGAGTCATTGTTGGCCCTGGTGCTATACCTCCTTTTGGAGTTAATGTAAATGGTATTCCTGTAAGCCTTTTGGGTGATGCAATATCAGCCCACGGCGAACCTCCTCACACAGTTTCATTTATTGCACAAGGTGCTCCAAGAGTTAGGTGTTCTGGATTACCACCTGCACATATCGGCGCATTAGCCACGTGTGGACACCCTGTATCAACAGGGTCTCCTAATACATACGTTGGGTTAGTTTAAGAAAAGACTTTATCTATTTCGATTTCGTTGATGTATTCTTCATCGAATCTTTTGGCGTACCATAAAACTTTTTGTGCAAATAAATTATGTGTTACTGCATCTGTTTTACAAGTTTCGGTAGATACGTCCCAATCAGGTGAGAGCATTTGAGAAAACATTGTGTATTCTTCATGGTTCTTAAACACATGACCAGACACTGCAATATAGCAATTATCTGATGTTTCTTCTTTGTACTCATCAGCAAAGTCATCAAAATAATCTTCGTTGGGAATGAATGATGATACCAGTGGCTTTTCTAGCACACTTCGTCCTTCAGGACTGGTCATAAAAGTTCTTAATGATGTGTGATTTTCTGTGTTACGTTGAAGTTCAATAGGTTTGATATTTTCATAATCTTCAAGTTCGTCAGTCCAATATCCAGGCCCCTTAAAGTCTGTGTTTACTGCCTCTGGCATAACATCATATAGCCACTCTCCCATTTGATCAATGATTGCACTACCAACTGCATCTTTTGCTGTGCCAGGTGATAGTTTTAGGAAAATGTCTTTGTTATGACAGTACTTAATAAGATCTGGAATTTGATGTTTGTTATGCTCATACACATAAAACTCAATTAGTCTGTTATTGCATGTTTCGATAAATTTATCTATCTTAGACCATTTTGCTCTAAGAAAAACTTTACCACATAAATCATCTATGCCATCTAACATGACATGCACAAATGCACCAGTTTTATTAATGGCTTCTATTTGGTCTTCGCCAGCCATACCGTATGTTGTGATAATAAGTTTTTCGCCTAACAACTTTGCTAAATCGGCAATGTTTTCCCATTGCATGGAATCACCGTATACTGATTTTGCATATACAGATTCATCTTTGCCAAGTTTAGAAACAATTTTCTTTACGTCGTCAAAGTCGAGCTCTAAGTTTGGGTAAGAACGTTTACCCCATCTGTGTTGAAACCATTGCCCCTGAGAGCCAACTGCATTAAAAACATTGTTCTTTGTTGTTAAGTCAAGTTCCATAAAAAAACCTCATTATAATTTACTGTTGCTAGTATTTATAATGAGGTTTCAAAGAATTAAAAAATTCTTGATATAATTTTTAGTGCTTAAATGATGGTGTACTTGAAGGAGCAACTTGATAGTTTACAACTTCATCATATTCGTTATTACTATTATCATAGTAGTATGAACTGATTGCACCGTCACCACTGCCATCCACTTCTGATTCATTTGTTGTATATAAACCAACACTGTATTCTTCAACAACAATAACATTGTCTGCAGAATCTGCTGTAGGTGACACTGTGCCTTTGACAGCAAAGATATATACACCTGGTGCTAAATCTGCACTACAGTCTGCATGAGTGCCATCAATTGTCACAATACCTGTGTTTACATCTAAACTGATCCACGGTGGTAAAGGAGCAAAGTCTAGTACTGCAATTTCTGCAGAGTTGGCAACTTTGCCTAAATCAAAAGTTGTAGTTGTACCATGTTGTACGTTTTTAATTCTACCTGATTGTTCTGCAAACAAAACTGGTGTTTGATTACTTATGGTTGTTACCATTGATTTGTAAACTGTGCTATAGTTAACATTGGCATTATCATATGTTAAGTCGTTGACTCCCCACATGTGACCTTCTGCTAAGAATCTTTCTTTAAGTTCTGGAGCACTTAGATCAGTATCACGTTGAGCATAACCTGCAAGAGCACCTGCCGCAATACCTGCCGCTAAACTTGTTCCTGTTGACGTATTATAGTTTGCAACATTACTGCTATCAGCAACACTAATATCTACTGCTAGTGCAAAACAATCTAGTGCCGAACCATAGTTTACAAAACCACTACTACCGTCTGTTGTAGGACCATTAGTAAATGTTGTTACTTCATTACTGCTGTTAAATGCACCTACAGTGATTGCAAAATCATTTCCTGCTGGTGAATACATGTTTACGTCTTGTCCATTGTTACCGGCTGATGCAACAACAATCATGTTGTTCTGATTCATCTGTTGAATCTTTGCATCAACAAAACTGTTTTGGCTGATTACCCATGGTGTACAAACAATTTTAGGTTTTGTGTTATCATTGCTTTGGTGATAGTTATATACAGCATCTAGACTGTTTACAATTTGACCTATAGTGACATTACCGTCAACTGCATTAAACAGTTTAACATTGTGAATTTGTGCGCCTGGAGCCGCGCCAATGTTACCACCTGCAATTAAACTTCCAACTGCTGTTCCATGCCCAACAACATCGAGGTAATCATCTATTTCGCTATCATCTGAAAAATTTGACCACAAGTTGGAAATGTTTGCAGTTGTAAATTCTTGGTGAGATGGGTTGATTCCTGTATCAATCAAGAATACATCTACTCCTGCACCATTTTGTACGTTTTGATACGTAATGTTTCCTTGCGGATCTTGAGTGTAATTCAAGTGTGCTAAACTAAATGTTGCACCTTGAGGTATAATTTGCGTTGAAAGTGTTGAATATTCTTGTAATGTAATATTACTGATGTCGTTCATTTGCTCTGGCGTTGCTTCAATTTCATACGTTAACGGTAAGTTAAACGTAGTGTAAATTGATGCACCCGTATCAGTAATGGCTGTAGCACCAGCCGCATTATCAGCATATACTTCACTATCTAACGATATTAAATATTTTGCCATTTTATTTGCTCCAGTAATGTCCTAAATGTATGGATATTTCTAATAAGTATTTATCATATTTTACTAGAATAAATACATTGTATGGCAACAAACGCTCTATCTTTTGGTGACTCTAAATCATTTTCTTTTGATTTTTCTGAAGGAGTATCCAACGTCTATATACAAGAGCCAACCAATTATGACATACAACATCATTTCAAAAAAGCATTAGAACCTTACAAAGATAAACCCATTACATTGTTACTAAGTGGCGGCATAGACAGCCAGTTTGCTTTTAATGTGTTTAATAGGTACTGTAATAATGTAAAATGTATAACCTTTAGATTTATGTGGGACGACAGTGTGGTCAACCCAGGCGATGTAGTATCTAGTAAAATATTTGCAGACCATATGGGTGCTGACCACACATACGTTGATTTTGATTTGCGTGATTTCATAGAAGACAATCATGTGTTAGATTTTGCTAAGGAATATTATTTTAACAGTCCTCAAATTGCAACACAGGCTAAATGCATATTAGACAATTTAGATGACAGTACATTTGTAATAGGTGGCGAGGCTCAACACATAGGTTACTTTGATGGCAAATGTTATCCTCCAGGTTATAAACCAAATCCAGTATCTACTGATATGAGGATCGAGCAGGATAAAGATCTTTATAAAAGAAGATATGTGCCATGGTTAAATTTTGCAAATAAAAATAATATAGATTTGATTGTTGACCCTTTCTATATGAGTAGTGAAATTTTATATCTTGCATACTATAATAATATGCGTGTAATCAAACAATATCATGAAATGCCTTACATGCTCAATGATAAAATGTTTAGATATGATCAGTATGATTACAAAATAAAATATTACAAAGCATTTGATTGGGCAGAATACAAAGTACCATTTAGAAAAGAAACAGGTTTTGAATTACTTCGTATACACTATATGAAACAATCTGGCAATTTAGATTATTTTAATACCCTGTACAGAAAACCATTGGTTAAGTACAATGAACTAACTGATTGGTATAATAAAAGACAGTATCAACTTGCTCCAAAGTTTCACAACTTTGAACCTTTGCTTGAAATTTTTAATGACTATGTCAAAGATAAGGATATACAAAATTCTAATAGGATTGGTACAGACATATGATTCACTTTTTCTTTACAGGACAACTCCAGCAGAAGCGTCAACTAGAACAGTTTGGTCAAGATGTTCTAAATCATCTGTGTAAAGACATCGATCACGACGTTGATATAGAAATAAGATCTGAAAAACATCTGGATGGTGCTATGGGTTATTGTTTAGGAGACAACGAATCTATTATTATAGAATTAGCAAGAGGCACCAACATAGGTTATGAATACGAAAGGTATGACTTTGATGAAGTTGTTGTGACCTTTGCACATGAATTAGTTCATGCAAAACAACTTATAGAAGGGTGTACTTTTGAATCTAGGAAAAGCCACAAAGGCAGAGATCAACGTGAAGTTGAGGCGTACGGTTTAGAATACAAACTAGTCAGACGTTACTGGAACCCAAACTAAATTTACACCTCTACGATCGAGTTCATTACGACACTTTTGTTTTACTTTTGGTTTTTGACCTTTATTGATGTACTCAATAAGTTCTTTAGTCGATGTGTTCTTGATGTAGAAATGCTCAATTCTAGTTCCTCGTCCTTTTACGAATGTTTTTTGTGAGGGCTTAAATTTTATAGGCATTTCTCTCCTTGTTGATGTTCTATTTATCAACTTAAAGCTCGTGTTAACTAATTATTTAGATACTGATAAATATGTTTATAATAATTTGTAAAGGAAATTAATAAATGTCCAATAAAACACCATATGAGATTAGACTTGATCTAGTTCGCGAGGCAAGAGAAATCCTACAGGCTAGAGCAAAAAATCCTGAGGACATGCCTACCACTGAAGACGTACTCAAAGAAGCCGAACGTCTAAATGAATTTGTATCCAAAAAGCCAAACGAAAGGTAATCACTGAACTATAAATAAAAACTGTTATGCTCGTATAGCTCAGCAGGTAGAGCAACTGATTTGTAATCAGTAGGTCATTGGTTCGATTCCGATTACGAGCTCCAAATTCGGGGCCGTAGCTCAGTTGGGAGAGCGTCTGGTTTGCATCCAGAAGGTCGCAGGTTCGACCCCTGTCGGCTCCACCAGGTAGGATTATGATTAAAACAAAAATTAAAAATAGTCCTGTACATATTATAGACAATGCTATTCCTGCCCAACATTTAGAATCCATACAAACGTGGATTAAAACCAAAGCAAATTTTACTAATTACTACAAAGAATATGGAGAATCTAAACATATTCATTTTGGCATGCCCGTAAAACAAGGTACTCTACAACAAACTTTTTTATTGCAACATTGGTTTACAGATTATCTCACAGAATATGAACCACGTGCAACATTATCTCAGAAAGTAAAATCAGACATGCCAATTTTTTCTCATGGCAGTAAAGTTTCTGAGCACCAAGATTTTATTGGTGTTAATGATGATACATTTTATGTGTCATCTACATTGTTTCTAAATCCATTAGACAAAGATAAAAACTCTGGCTTGTTTTTAGAAGACCAATACTTTCACAATATGTACAATAGACTGATAATTCACAGTGGTCATATCAAGCACAAGGTCCGTGTACCTGACAATAATACCTTGAGATTAACTCTTGACATTCACATATCTAATGCTACAATAGATACTAACCAAACTTATGAGAATAATTTGGTCACGTTCGTTAAATAATTATGTTGCGGATATAGTATAACGGCTATTACAAGACGTTGCCAACGTTTAGATCCGAGTTCGATTCTCGGTATCCGCTCCAATTTCGGAGAGTTGGCTGAGTGGTCGAAAGCGGCACCCTGCTAAGGTGTTATACGGGTAACTGTATCGAGGGTTCGAATCCCTCACTCTCCGCCAGATTACTACTAAACAATAGTAATTACTAACTAAGTATAGATATAAATTACAGGACATACACATGCCGGCTAAGAAAAAAGCAAAACAAAAACCACCTGCAAAACAGAACCCAAAGAATGACGAATCTGTAATGCATAAATTACTTGATCAAAAGATCGAAATACCAGTAGGATTATTAAGACAAAAACATATCTTTATTGCTACACCTTGTTATGGTGGACAAATTGGTGAACCTTACTTTAGAAGTATGATGAGACTTGCTATTCTTTTTGGCAAGTATGATATTCCTTATACTGTTAGTACACTTGCAAATGAAAGTTTAGTTACCAGAGGAAGAAACACACTAACAAGTTTCTTTATGGAAAACAAAGAAGCAACACATTTATTTTTTGTTGATGCTGACATTGAATTCAATCCTGAAGATATGTTACGCATGGTAGCATATGATAAACCTGTTGTGGTTGGTGCTTATCCTAAAAAAGCAATTAACTGGCAAAGTATTATTGGTGCGGCTAGAGCCAATCCAGAAGAGAATGAAAATACTATTGAGGGACATAGTTCAAACTATGTTGTAAATTTTGACTTTATGAAAAATGATAAAGGCGAAAAAACAACACAGGTTCAAATCACAGACAACTTGATAGAACTCAAAGATGCTGGTACAGGATTTATGTGTATCCGTAAAGATACTATACAACAAATGTTTGATGCTCACCCAGAGATGAAATACAACAATGACATCAACGTAGATCAAAAGTTTGAACCATTTATGTATGCATTGTTTGACACAATGATTGATCCTGATACAAGACGTTATTTGTCAGAGGACTACACATTCTGTAGACTGTGGCAACAAATGGGTGGTAAAGTTTATTTAGATCCACGTACAGCACTTAGCCATGTAGGACATTACACATTCCGTGGCAATATCAGAAAACTATTTACAGGTAATCCTCAATGAGTGATGAAACAATAATCACGGTACTGTTACCCACAAGAGGGAGAACAGAAGTATTAAAAACAAGTTTAGAAACTTTAGTATCAAAGGCAAGAGTAACTAAACGAATAGAGATCATCTTAGGATTAGATGAAGACGATAACGATGTAAAAAAATACATTGAAGATGAAATTGCTCCTTATTTGCGTGAACATGAAATTGAATGTAGAGCAAATATTTTCAAACCTCTTGGATATGAAAATCTGCACACCTATGTGAACACACTAGCAGGAAGTTCTACTGGAGAATGGTTATTCTTTTGGAATGATGATGCATTAATGGTTAGTGATAATTGGGACGATGAAATTACCAAGTATAATGGTCAATTCAAATTACTAGCACCTAGAGATAATCATGGTGGACACCCATATGCTATTCTACCTATTGTGCCTAAAGATTGGTTCCGCTTAATGGATCATCTCAGCCAAAATGCACAGAACGATGCTTGGCTTAGTCACATTGCATACATGCTGGATATCTTTGAAAGAATTGATGTAGAGTTTATTCACGATAGAGCTGATATCACAGGCAACAATGATGACGAAACTTTCCAAAATAGAAAGTACATGGAAGGTAATCCAGACGATCCCAGAGACTTTGGTCATCCTGATATGCAAAATGCCAGAGTGCGTAGTGCATACAAGATTTCTTGGTTCTTAGAAAGAATAGGACAAAAGTCTGAATTTTGGGAAAGAGTCAAAACAGGCGAACAAGATCCATTTGAAAAAATGGTTTGGGCTGAAGGTGTTAAAGGTGCTGGTCAGCTCAGTTCAGTAAATGCTAATAAAAACAAGATTGCTGACGAAGAAAAATTAGTCTTGTAAAATGTCTAGGATTGTTGCTTACGGCGATAGTTTTACTGTAGGACAAGGTCTAGATCTAGATGACCTAAGTCCAGAAATACCAGACAAAAATTCGTGGCCGTATATATTAGCAAAGTCATTAAATTTTGATTGCTCTAACAGAGCATGTTGTGGAATTGGTAACAAACATATTTGGCATGTTGTCTTAAACTCAGAGCACAAAAAAGATGACACAGTAATACTTTGTTGGTCGTTCCCAGATAGAGTAAGCATACTCACTGATGCATATACACCTGATCGTTATCCTGAAACAAGAACATCAGATGATTCTTCTGTTGACATATACCAAAGTGATATCTATACCATTGGCCCATGGCTGGAGGAAGAACCAGTAATTAGTTATTACAGTAATCTTCATAATTCTACTGATGGTTTTATAAACACACTTTTGTATATGAATCATGTGGATACATACTTGAAAAATATAGGTGTAAATAAAATTATCCACACAGCGGTACCATTGGTACCAGAATATGAAATGTTGTCAGAAGTAAAATTTTCTAACCAAATTTGGAATTACACACACATAAGCAACCCACATTGGAATAATATATCTATGCCTTTTACAATGACAGGTGCGGCAATGCGGTTTGGAGAAACACATGATGGACATATATCTGCAAAAGGCCATAAATATTTTGCGGCACAATTCTTGACAATTCTCTCATAACATAGTATAATATTACTTTTAATGGAGTAATCGTATGGCTACACATGCTATGATAGACATAGAAACACTAGGCACAGAACCTGATTGTGTTGTCTTATCTGTTGGTGCTGTTAAGTTTAATCCTTACACTTCACAAGAACCGCATACTAAAACATTGTGGCGCCCAAGTGCTGATGAACAAATGGAATCTGGACGTAGTGTGTTAGAAAGCACATTAGAATGGTGGGCAAAGTTACCACAGCATATCCAAGACGAAGCATTCAGCGAAGAAGGTAGACTGCCACTAGATGAATTTTTTAAGGACTTAAATAAATGGTTATGGGACGTTGACAAAATTTGGTGTCAAGGTCCACAATTTGATATGGTAATTCTTGAGGACTTGTTCAAACAATTTGATCATCATAGACGTTGGGCATTTTGGCAAGTACAAGATTGTAGAACAATCTTTAATATGATGCCAGTTGACCCACGTAAAGCCATACAACAAGATTTACACAGTGCAGACGCCGATGCATACTATCAAGCAGTATGTGTTCAGCAAACATTTGCACACTTTGGAGTATTAGAAAGATGACTGAACATAATAAAGCAGTGGAAAGGCAAAGATTATTACTTGAAGCAGAAGAGTGGGCAAAAGGTCTTAAAGACCTTCATGTACATTCATTGAGTAGTATGTGGTATGATGATAGACCACAAGACACAGAAGGTGACCAATGTGTTACAGACCGTGCCTATAACAATGGGGTCATAGAAAGGTATAAGGCCGGAAAACTTATACATGTTTTTGGTGAAAGACTTACTGGTCAGGCTTTACTGGATCAGTATTCAAGACATTCAAAAGCCTAATTAGTTCTTTTTTACAAGCATTATTATTAACTGTTTGTTGATAATTATGTTCTAAAACTTCTGTATTTTTGTTCACCCAGGCATGCTTTTCGGTGTCTGTGAGTGCGTATAACCGTCTTACAGCACTTTTAATTTCTTCAACAGCACAATGAAGCCTCTTTTCTAAGTCGTTTTCGCTATCCCAACTTAAATCAAACCAGTCCTCATACGTTTTATAACCTGCTAATTTGAGATCTCTGTTTGCATTCACATTGCCGATTATCAGTTGTGGCATTCTGCATAACATTGGTTTGATAACTTTTTCTGTGTAAACTGTGCTGTTATGATGTGTTTCTGCTGTAATACTAAACATACAATCTTGATGTATGTGTTCTAGTGTATTGAGAAACTGTACACTGTGTAATGGCTGATCAATTTGATGAACATCTGGAAAGGAAATCAAGCCATGTTGAGATAAGTTATTCTCTTCGAGCATGTCTAGCAATTTTTTTCTGTGTATTCTGTTTTTCCTCATCAAACAAGCATATATTTTATTGTATGTAGCAGGTTTTTTATAATGATCAAAGTTGTGATTATTAAAATGTGTCATCACATGCCAGTAAGAAATGCTGACTACATTTAGTGTTTTATATATACTTTCCTTTATATAACGTTCACGGTCGTACATATTACCTGAAATGTAAACAATGTTTTCTAATGGAAAGCCATATTTAATTGCTTCATTTTCTATAGCAATAGGAATGTTATACATGTCATGCGGCCATGCTTCACTGAAGTTGTTGAACACAATCACTACTCCTTTGTTTTTTAACATTTGTAATACAGCAGGTGATATTGCTGAAAAATAATTTGTATACTTGTGATTCCATACGCCTAGGAATAATTGCAATGTTGGTAATCTTGTATAACCTTTTTTGGGTTTTACAAATAGGTCTTTATAATGGGTTGGCTGTGATATATCACCTTGATCTAAAGGCAAGATACTGGACTTTGCGATTGTTTGCAAGTCATATTCACCTTCGCCCATAATAGGGTATAAGAATTGCTCAAACGACAAACCATTTAATGCAATGTCAAAAGTTCTCAAAGATTCATTTGAAGCGTCTTTACCTATCTGCCATTTGTTCATAGTTGGTTCACATAGTCTGCTAATTTGGCAAATTGGTTCTCTAAAAAATTAGATTGTTTCATGTTATTGTAATTGTGTTCTAACACTTCTAAATTTTTTGTACTCCAATCTATGCGTTCTTGCACAGACATATTTTTTAGCAAGTTGCATACACGTTGTATTTCTTTAACATAGCATTTAATTCTTTTGTTATCATCAGGCTCGTTGTCCCAACTCAAATCAAACCAGTCTTCGTATGTCTTATATCCATACTCTTGTATTTTTGTGTTTGATCCTACGCCACCTAATATAAGCACAGGCATCTTGTGATACATTGGCCTAAATGTTTTTTCTGTTATGAAGAATTGATCTATCCAGGTTTCAACAGTAGCATGAAAATATGTGTTTACCATCATGTCTGAATATGGTGATAAGTAACCTTTACCCTTATAAGGATCGTGTGATATTTCACTTCCGTGTGTGTCATCCATATTATAATCGATCCACAAAGGTAGAATACTGTCTAGTTTTTTACATTCTTCATCTGTAAAAAAACGTCTGTAATTTTCAGGCATACTCATATGTGATATCATGCCATGTTGTATACAATCAGCATCATACATATCAAGTAACATTCTAGTGCGAAATGTTTTAAGACTGTGCAGTCTACGCATCGGGCATACAAATAATTTTTCTTGTGTATTATCCTGCAAAAATTTTACCCGATCTACACTGTCGTTGTATCTTTTTCTCATGTAATAATCAAACACAGGCAAGTGTAAAACATACGCAGATGTTTTTCTTATAGATGCTTCATTGTGTTTACCACTGAGATATATTACTTGATTACCAGGTATTCCTAGTTCACCTAACGCATCAACGACACCTTTACATACATCAAGATTATCATGATAATTTTCTCCGGAAAAATCAACAATTACAGCACCCTTAGAAAACACTATTTGTCTAATTTCCTGCTTACTCCATATACCACTGAAATCAAATTTTGGCACATACGTTGTGCCGTCATGTGGATTAAAGTCTAGTGCATCATAATCCTTTTGTCTTATTAAACAATGATATAGCACAGGCTTTTTAATGTGTACTGTGTCTATTACTGACCCGTACATAGCAGTTATATTTCTGTTCAAATTATCTTGCATAATGTTATTTACTACAATAAATACCTTTACACAGCATATATAGGTTGACAATTACTTGGCATGTTATATAATGTTGTTTCAATGTACAGTGGTATCATGCATTGTTTGAGTTACTTTCAAAGTGTTTCGTTGAGGAATACTTTGACGAGTAGTTTATATAAACAAAGAGGATACAATCATGAACGTAGTTAGACTATTGTTTGTGTTAACTGCCACTGTATTAGTATCTGCCTGTGCCAATTCTGGTGCTAGGTCAGACTACTATCTCGCAGTGCAACAGTCAGCACAAGCACAAGCCGCACAATCCGAAGCACGTTATAGGGCGTTAGCCACTATTGCAAACTCTGGTGACGCGGCATCAAAAGCAGTGGCCACGATGGCTATTGCAATGAGCAAGGATGCTACAATCGCCCCACAATATATTGAAGACCAAGCACTAAGTTGGGCTAAAGTACTTGCAACACCAGTTGCAACACTTGGCGGCTTATGGATTCAATCAGATGTGGCTAAAAATTCAAGCAATAATGCACGTGATATTCAACTTGCAAGTTTTGCATCTAACGAATCAATTCAGTTAGGACAGCAAAACATGGTTTCCAGTCTGGGTGAATCCTGGTCACAGGGTGCCGCGGCAAGTGGACAACAACTTGCTAATTTAGGTATTGCTGGATTTGATGCACTAAATGTTGCTGGTGGGCAAACTGTTGAATTAGGTGTTGCAGGATTAAACACTGCTGACAGTATTGCAGGTGCTGGCTTCGATGCCAATGCAAACATTGCAACAACAGGGTTTAATGCAACTACCACAGTGGCTGGCTTAGGCTTTGCAACTGCCGACAGCATTGCTACTACTGGTATGGAAGGCATGGCTACACTTGGTCTTGCTGGTATGACTGGTATTGAGAATGTTGGTATTGCAGGCATGACTAATCTAAATGAAGTTAGTCAATATGGTATGACCACAATCAGTGCAGTAAGCCTTGCTGGTATGAATGGAATGGAAAACCTAGGTACAGCAGGTATGACAAACCTTACTACACTTGGTACAGCAGGTATCGATGCTGTAGGCACAGTTGGTACAACAGGCATGAATTTGCTTGATTCACAGGGTACTAACTATACTGCAATCATTGCAGACATGCAAAACACTATTGATTTGCTTGGTCAAGAATTGGCAGATCCAATTACTTGTAGTCCAAACAGTGACGGATTATATGTTTGCCAATAAGTAAGTTTGCCTTACAAACAAGGGCGGAAACGCCCTTTTTTTCTGGTTGACAAATCTCAAAAATTTGCTATACTAGTATAGTAATTAAATAAAAAGGTAGGAGTTTTTATGTTGAGTATTAGAATTTTAGGAATGCAAAAAGAGCCAACAGGCTTAATGAAAGGTCATGAAATCCATGACTTCCAATACAGAACCAGAGATGCAGAAGCATTTGAAAAAGGCAAAGAACTTGTCGAAGAGTTTGTTGCTGAACTAGATTTTGTTCCATCTGACAGTGAATATTATGTCATTGATGATCCAATGCAAATCACTTTAGGTGAGTATGAAGACACTGGTAAATTTCCAGGCATGAATGCATTGGTATTGCAACTTGAGAAATTAGGTTTCTTTGCAAAAAGCATGAACTACAGAACTGCTGAGTACAATCCAGACTTTGCAAGAGCATTTAACAATGCTGTTAGTTCACCTGAGAATGTTGAAGAAGATGGTTCAATCAACTGGAACTTTGTAGATGCTGACCTTTATGGCAGTGATCACAGACCAAATAGTGATGCTGAATATTACAAATTGTATGACAGCCTTGCTATACAATACGACTTAGCAAATGGAGTAATTGCTTAATGGAATTATATGTACTTTTTGCTGTGGCCTACGTTGTGGGCACAGCATTTGGCTTATGGGTTGGCTTCAAATCTGGAGTCAGAAAAGGTGCTGATGCTACCATTGAAACACTAATGTTATCCAAATTCTTGCTATTCAAACGCCATTCAAACGGCGATATTGAGTTTATTAGACCCGAAGATTCTGCAGAATATCAGCAAAATCAATAGGTTACACACCCTCAAAACGGTTGACAAATCCTCAAAATTTGCTATACTATATACATAGTTAGGAAATAGGAGTTGTAAATGATTTTAGAAAATACCGTAAAGATTGCAGGTGAGACAGTAAACAAAGAACGTTTTGGTCTTGCTAGTAGCAATCCAGAAAACAGAACCTTTACAGGTGATGTTCTTTTCACAGACCAGAAGCGTAATGACTTCTCAAAAAGTATTGAGGAGAAGTTTCAAGATACTGCTCAAGTCGATGGACTTACAGTTTGGAAATCAAACGGTGAGGTTCCTTTTGCAGACATGCTTTTGGATTTTGTACAAATTGGTGCTATCACTTTTGAACAGGCTGAGTTCTCACTAATACAAAAGAACAAAGACCAATCAGCATCACTAGACACTTTGTTCAGACACACAGATGGTAACATCTACTTAGGCGAAGGAGCTCTTGCTTACAGAGACGAGCGTCTTGCAAAAATCCAGGAGGCAGTATAATGTTGACAGTAGAAATTCATAACGAAGCAATCGAAGCGGCCAAGAACGCAGTAGCCAAACACAGATCACAACATCCTAATGGATTCTTTGGTTGTGGCTTTGCATGGGTTACTTCCTACGAGAAAGGCAACACTAAGTTCGGTAAGAGCTTTGTGAAGAACGGTGGCTTTTCTAAGGCCTACGACGGAGGCTACAAATTGTGGGATCCTGCAAACACTGGTGGTCAGTGTATTGTTGAGAAGGAAGAAGGTGCTCGAGCATACGTTGATGTGATTCGAAAGTACTTCCCTGAAGCCAAAGTATACGCAAACTCAAGGTTAGATTAATGCACGATGCAATAATGCATAATTGGGATATGCCACAGAGAGCCTTGGATTTTGCTACCAAGGCCCACGATGGACAACAAAGGAAGTACTCGGGTGCTTCTTACATTATCCATCCTGTGGCTGTTTCCAAAATTGTTGCAACGGTTAAGCACACACCAGAAATGATTGCGGCGGCATACTTACATGATGTAGTTGAAGACACCGACGTAACTATTGATGAGATTGAAAGAGAGTTTGGTGATACAGTTGCTAATCTTGTTTACTGGTTAACAGACATCAGTAAGCCAGAAGATGGCAATCGAGCCACTAGAAAAGAAATAGATGCTGTACACTACTCTAAAGGTCCTGCTGATGCACAGACAATCAAGATTGCAGACCTTATTGATAATTCGTTGGACATTTACAAAAATGATCCAAACTTTTGGAAAGTGTACAAGAAAGAAAAATTGAGGATACTTGATCTGCTGGTTGATGCTGATCCTGTATTAGTAGAACGTGCAAAAATTGTTATAGAGACTGCTGATGATTGAGATACTACAAGAAGTAACTGAGTGGGGCAAATACAAAGTCGCTAATGGCGTGTATCATGTGAATGGTGCTGGACAACTTGTTCAGCACAACGACACAGTGTTCAAGAATCCAATCAAGCAGTTCTCTAAAGCAAGACGTAAGTTCAAAAAGATTGGTGAACGACCTGAAGAGGTAGCCGTTGGTGTGGTTACTGTACAAGGTAGCAATGGTAAAGTTTACTACATTGAAGATGGCAAATGTTCATGTCCTGGATTCACATTTCGTGGAAACTGTAAACATACTGCATAAATACTTGTATGTTAAAATTAGTAGAACCTAATCATCCAGCAATTATAACTCGCTGTACAACCGACCCTTTTGAATTAGATGATGTCAAGTCTTATGAACAAGACATGCTTACTCTAATGGGAGAAAGGTTTGGTGTTGGCCTAAGTTCAAATCAAGTAGGCCATAATTACAGAATGTTTGTAATGCACCACACTGTACATGGTGAGATAGGTGTATATAATCCTGAGATAATTAGTGTATCTGATGAGTCTATTAGCATAGAGGAAGGTTGTTTAACTTTCCCTTTACTGTTTGTAATTCTAACAAGACCTGCGGCAATCAAAGTCAAGTATCAAAATGCAGATAAAGAATTTGTTGAAGAAGAGCTAACAGGAATAGATACTAGATGTTTTTTACATGAATACGATCACCTTGAAGGCAAAGTATTTCTAGAGTATGCCAGTGACATGAAGTTACAACGTGCTATTAAAAAACGAGATAAAAACATTAAAAAACTTATCAGACAGCAAATGGCCTAGGATATATGGACTACCCATTCTATATCAATGATTTCGATAGAGTCAAAGATCATAAATTAGTTTATCCATCAGTAAGTAAAATATTTGAACATCCAGTATCATTTTGGTTTGGTGAACGCAATGGTAGAGGTACTTGCAATTTAGATAAGAGACTTAAACGTTTTTTCAAACGCACAGACCCATACTTGCCTATTATGGTAATTTACAATATTCCAGATAGAGACATGGGACATCACAGTAAAGGTGGTGCAAAATACACAGAAGATTATCTAAATTTTTGTGATGAGATATCAAAACAAATAGGCGACAGAGAAGTCATTTTAATCTATGAACCAGATGCATTACCCCATTCTACTTTAATGGACGAGGAGGCTATGCAATGGAGACATGGTCTTATGCGGCAAGGATTAAAAATCATCACAAAAAATTGTGCCGCAAAAGTGTATGTGGATATAGGACACAGTAATTGGTTAGACCCAGAACAAGCAGGTAAGATGCTTAATGCTGTTTATGTAGACGGTTGTAGAGGCTTTAGTGTTAACGTAAGCAACTTTAGAAGTACCAAGGAAAGTATGTCGTGGTCTAAACGTGTAAGCGAACATGCTAAGTTAAAACACTTTGTAATAGACACTAGTCGTAATGGTAATGGTCCTTATGGCAACGAATGGTGCAATCCTCCAGGTAGAGCATTAGGTATACCTCCAACAACAGACACAGGCGAAGAATTGTGTGATGCGTTTCTTTGGATCAAGGTACCAGGCGAAAGCGATGGTACAGGTAATGGAGGACCACGTGCAGGAAAGTTTTGGCCTGAATATGCAGACGAGTTAGTTAATAATACAAATGGCTAATTTTAATTTCTTTGGTGACAGTTGGTATTGGACTTGGAATTTAGGCCCTAAGGGAAAAGGTGCCTCAGAGCCACCATACATCCGTAGCAATCAATTAATAGATCTAAATAAAATTGCTGTAACAGATTATTTAGGTCATGAGCATTCTTGGACACAAGGTCATAGTTTATATGATATCTATCTAAAACATTTAGGACACACAACTAAATGTTTCTGCTTTCCAGCACAAGATTGGAATATAACAGTAGGTTCTATACTAGCAACAAAATTAAATGGCGGAATAGTAGAGAGACTAAATTGGAATAACAGTCCTCATCTATGGGATAGCACAATTGAAGAAGGCTATTCTGTAATTTTTTATTCTAATATAATTAGAGGCCTAGCCACAGATGCACCAGTACACAATAAAAAAGAACTTGATAATTACATTGAGCAAATAAACACTACCAGTTTAATTAACATAGCAGACTGGGCAATAGAAAATAAACAACAAGTAATTTTGTTAGGTGGACACAGTAAGTTTGATAAAAGCACATTTAACAAGTGGAAACGATTAAATAAAAATGCACCAGTTGTATTAGGCGCAGATGATGTTATTGCCACATTGATAAAGCAACATGTAAATCATGGATATTTTTCTCAACATGATCTTCTAGATTTTGGGTATTGGAAGTTGTCTACTGATATTAAAGTAAACACTGATTGGGATTACAAAGTATTAGATGAAATGAATGAACAACAAAAGTTTTACAAAGATTCAATAGATGATCCGTATATAAAACCTTATCTGTTTCCTGACGGTGGACACCCTAGTTTACTAGGTCAATATTGTATTTTAGATTTGATACTGTCAGCAGTTGAGTATAAATTTAACTGACGCCACTAGGGTCGTCATTATAGTCTGGATCTGATACTTCAATATCACCAGGACCAGTACCATCTTGTGTCATATCATCACCGGGCGGTACTGATAATGAATTTTCTAAATAGTGTTTTGCACCACTTAAATACGTGCCTGCTTTGACAATTTTTGCTTGCCACCAATGTGGGAAATCTGCATCAGGTAATTCATCTAGCATTTTGAATAGTTCAACACAGTAACTACCCATTTGAAATAGTTCTCTACGAATCATGTCTCTTTCGTTATCAACATGACCAACTGCCATCTTGACATTGTTACTGTCACCGGCATCTTTTTCTGTTACAATACCTGCTAAATGTTGTAGTCTATCTATCTCATTCATATTAAATACCTGCTAATTTTCTAAGTTCATACATTGCTTCTTCAATGGCTTTGTCTACTGTACCATCAATGGCTTCGCCCATGTCATGATCATGTTCACCATGGTCTTTCCAATCTGCATTGTCTACAGTATCTTCAGCATGTCTTTGAAGTATTTCATCTCTGTCGTCATCCATGTGTAAGTTTAAGTCTCTGCCAATCTCACTCATTTCCTGATCTAGTTCTTCCATGGATAAACCACATGCTTTTGCGTATGCTTCTTCGCCACCTTGTGCATAAGCATCCATTAACTCGTTGTATGCTTCTTCTTCTCGGCTTTGTTCTGCATCAACATCAAAACTTTCTTCTTTCTTTTTCTTATCTTTTACGGCTTTTTTCATTGGCTCTTCTTTGTCGCCATCGCCGTCAATGTCAATGTAGTCTGGCTTTGCCGCTTCTTCCATGTCTGGTTCTTCTTCTGCATCTGGATCTGCAAAAGGACTTTCCCAGTCATTTAATACAGCATGTAAAACGTCCATACCAAACATTAATTCTGATGCTCTTGATTCTATTTCTTCCTCACTAGCACCATCCCCTTTCATGCCTGCTAGTATATCAAAGTCTTCTTGTGCTTGATCTTTAATTGCACCTTCTGCAACATGATTTGGTGTACCACAATGTGGACATGCATTTGCACTTACTGGGTGATCTTTATCGCAGTTAGGACATTTGATTTCACTCATGTCTGGTTCTTCGTTTGCTAACTCGTTAATTCCAATACCAGCAAGTTTTTTCAACTCACTCATTGCAGATCTTTTTCCATCAAAATCTTTTAACTTCATGTCTCTATACTTGTCTATTTCTGCTTGACGTTGTTGAGCCTTTAATTTTTGACTTATCTGTTTTTGTTGCATGACATTAATACCATTACGTTTCATCATGTCTGCAAATATTGTATGCATTTCTTCTGCATTACTAAATGGCTTATCACCATATGCACTTCTTTCGGATTGTGCTTCTTGTGACCATAAACTAAAGTTAGCATCGTATCCTGCTTCTTTGTCATAATTTTTCCAGTCCCAAGCTCTTTCACTGATTTCTGCTTCTTCTATACCATAGTCTTCGCGTACATCTGATAAGTCAACACTCTCATATTCTTTTTCGTAATCAGCTCTTTCTTGATCTGCTTTAGGATCTTTTACCAAATCCATGTTTTTAAGAGCATTTGAAACTAGTTGAATAATAAACTTTTTGTCGTCTTCTGGTAGATTCATAACAGAACCTACTTCGTCTAAACTTGAAATAATTGCACTTAGTCTGTCACTAACTGCTAAACCGTTATCGTCATTTTTAAGACGTGCATTGATTTCACCTAGCAATAATGCAGGTGATTTAAGTAGTTCCATCATAAAATGATCTTTCTTTACTTGAGGATCATTTGGATCTTCTTCAGGTCCTACTCTGTTAGCAATACTCTTCTTAATTGTACTGTGAAACATTTGTGGATCTGCTGGAAAAAATTCTGCTTTAGTAGGATCACTTGCTTTTGCCTTATCAGGGCGTTCAGCCGCCGCCTTAGCATCTTTAGGACTAACAGTTTGATAGTCATCAAAATTTACTGGTGCTTCGTCTAATCCTGCTAAATGTTTAATTCGATTAATGTCTTCACTCATTTTATTATCCAATATTTTATCTTGTAGTAAGTTAAATATTCCTTGATCAAAATTGCCAAGGTAATTTCTCATAACTTCCTTACGGTGATCCCCATCTACTGCATTTGTAAATGCATTTCTGAATGCACTTGCACTAGCAACTTCACCATCACGCTCTACTGTAGGAGCAGTTGCTAAGTAACCTCTACGACTAAGTGGTAGTGGCTCACCGTCCTTAATACTATTTATCATTTGCATCCATTTTGGCCCACTTCCATTAAGTTTCATATCGAGGCCTGATTCAGGATCTACGTTATTAAAATTAAAACGAGCATCGGCTTGCATGTCTTTTTCGCCAACTATCAGTATAAGTTGTGTTGAATCAGCATCAAAATATTGTGCGTAGTCGTCACCATTGTAAGGACGTTTTACATTTAGTATTTTGTCTGCTGGTATGCTGTGAATTTCAGACATGATTGCTTTCTTTTCAGCAAAATTAAATGGTGATTTGGGATAGTCTACTTTGTCTGATGTTGCTATATAGATTTCTGCGTTAGGAAATGAGCTTTGTAACCCAGTGAATACTGCCGCATGGTGCGGTAACATAGGTTGGAATCTGCCTGGATATACAACTACTTGTTTCATATACACTATTTATCATGATCTAAAGAAGTTAGCCACATGCTTATTTCTCCAATCTCTATATGCTGAGGTTGATTAAGAGTCCATAATATCATGTCTGTTACTTCTGTAGCAGATAACATAGGTATAGTGTCGTGTTTGTTTTTGGTCATTTCAGTTTTAACATACCCAGGATTTACATTTATGATTCGACATTTTTTATCCATGTCAAACATTCCTTTGTATGCAACTTTTGCAAGTTCTTTTTTAGTAGCAGAATAACTTGGATTACCGCTAATGCCGTATTTGCTTCTGCTGTTTATGTTTATGATTGTTTTTGTCTTATCAGTTTTCCACTGTTCGAATATGTCATTGAATAAATCTACTTGGTAAAAATCTAACCAGGCATTGTTTATAAAAACATCACATTCTTTAACTTTATGTATAATTGCATTACGGTCTTCTTGGTCACTGATATCGTAACTGTTTTGTCTACTAAAGCCATAAACAGTGTGACCTTTATAGATCAGTGTGTCATGTAATGCTTTACCAATGCCTTTAGTGTGTCCTGTGATCCCTATTTTCATAACGTATTCCTACTAAGTGATATCTATCTGTTGTGCCGTAGTTTACAGCGGTGTGTAATCCTGTTGTGTTTACTTCATAACTTTTACCTAATTCTAAATGTTCATATGCAACTTTTACTTCGCTACCACTACTTGGCATACCTGCAAAGAAACATAAAAAACTATCTTGGTTTGTAGTTATAGGAACATGTAATCTTAAGTTATCATCAACACCATTAAAATCATCATGCACACTGTATGTGGTCTTAGGTAAAAGTTTAAGTACTCTCCATCTATAATACTGTGGATATCTTTCTATGATGCTATGCATATAGGTATTTTCTAATGATTTGTTTATAGTGCTGTAGTATCTTTCTTTGAACTTTAAGTTATTACGACCAATACTGCAAGTCCAGTCATCATCGCCCATAACACTAGTTATAGATATTTGATTTTGATAATACAAATCGTGATCTGCAAGTAATTTAGATAGATCATTATGCAGAGCGACAGCATCTATGTCGCTGTTAATTAGTTCTACAAACATGCAACTATTTATAAGGTAGTGTTAATACCAAGCAACCATTTTGAATTGCTCTGGTTCAACACCAAAGAAGTCTGACTTCCATTTGCTTTGTGCAAAGAAGTCTAAGTGATGCCATTCATCTTTGCGTTTGATAAGTTGTTGTGCGGCATCTTCCCAATCAGTGTTCAGCACAATTTGTTCTATGTGTTGTTGTTTTTCTGCAACTATGTCGTGATCAAAATCATCCCACTCAAAATGAAATACTTCAAACACATCAGGATATTTTACATAGTCTATGCTGATGTCTATACCCCACTTAGGACGCATTTGTGTAATTTTGTGTATGAGTGGTAAGCCTTCAGCATGAGCCATTAATTGTTCTAGTGCATATCCGTGATAACCTTTACGTTCATATAAGTCTGCATGATTGAGATGCACACCTTTTACACTTTGTTCCTCATCTATAAACCAAGGTTGTTTGATACTTTCTCTCCAACGTGTATTGCCAATGTATCCACTGTTTACTTCAGCATACATTTTTTCTAATGGAGTTAAGTCGTAACCGTTTTGATCAAAGTTTGCTAAGTGCTTGGCATGAGGTATAAAGCCAATGTCTATGGCTGTACCCCAAGTACGTCTAGGATTTAATTTGCTATTTGTTTTAACTAGTTTCATGTTCAGTAATCTCTACAACAAGGCTTCCTGTTCCCTTGATTACTCTATGATATTCTTTTGCTTTGATGTTAATTACATCACCTGGTTTAATCTCTACAGGTAATTTATTATCTTCTTGGAACTTCCAGCCTGTGCTTTCTATAATTTTAACTGTTCTGTCTTTGCGATCTCTATGCCATACAAGTTCATCATCTTTTGTATGCTCACGAAATATACGTTCAAATTTATTTTTAGATATTTGAGATTGGGTGTAAGGTTTTACCACCACGTACCACCTTTTACTAAACCATATCGCGGTAAACGACATGCCCAGTAACCGGCTTTCTGTTTATCATTTTTCTTTTCACAGTTGTGTCTTGCGGCAAAACTCTTAGCGGCTTTCTTGTTATTCGCTTTAGTTTTAAGTCCTGTGACGTCACCGAATGATATTTTCTTAACATTGCCCTTAGGTGTTTTAACGTAAACATAATATTTTTTACTGCCACCACGTTTTGGTTTGTTAAGTTGTACTTTTTTACCTTGATATTCTGCTTCTTTGACAGGTGCTTGTGCTTTGCCTTCTTTATCATAAACAACTTCAATAGGTTGACCATTTGAACCAACAACATCACCTTTGCCCATCTCCAATCTAAATTTATGATTGCGTAATCTATCTTGCAGTTGTTTTACCATACGTTGATCACCTTGCTGTTTAGCATGGTCTAAGTATAGTTCTAGTTTTGGTAATTGTTCACTGGCACTGTATGCTTGTTGATCAAGTTTCTTGTCTACTGCACCTATGCCTAGTCCTAACATTCCTGCTAGGCCTACACCCATTGCCGCTTTTCTGATATCGCCTTTTGCTTCAGACATTTCATACATATAATCTTCTAGTGTGTCTTTTGCTAAGTCGTATACATAATCAAATCTATCACTGCCACCATCTTGGTCTGACATTGCGCCAGCCATTTCTTCTGCGGCATCCTCTAATTTATCTTGTTGTATTAGGTTATTAATTGTAACAACATCAGTATCACCATAATATCCAAACTCATTACAATCGTCTTCAAACCTTGCTAACATGCTGATAAGATCTTTATCATACATTTCATTAAACTGTTGGCTTTCTTCATATGCTTTGAAGTTGTCAAAGAACTCACCAGTAATTTGTCTAACCTCTTGCTTACTAAGTTCTGGCATGTGCTGTCTAAGTAACACTGGTAACTCAAATGCATTTATTTGACCTGTGCGTACATATTGCTTGTGAAGAATTTTCAGCATTTTCATTGCTTCTTCTTTCTTCTCTCCAAATACCTCTGGACCTTCATTGACACTTTCTTCTTTAGGTTGTTGCCCAGTTCCACCACATGCACTACAATCAGTTTCAGTGCCTGCCTTGTCATAGTCCGAACCATAATAAAGTGTGTCTAGGTCAATACCATCACCACCGCATTCTTCGCAATCATCATATTCGTCATCACTTTCATTTAGATACGGAACATCCAACCAAACTCTACCAATACCTTTCAACGCAACACTTTCACCTATGTCGGTACCGAGCATTTCTTCACTTTCCCAATCTAGTTCAGGAAGTGAACCTGCTTCACGTAATTGTTTGGCTTTTATAAATGTATCAAAGTAGGATTCGCTTTGATATCTAAAAAGACTGTCTACTAGAGGTACACCCTCTTTGACATGTCTTGCTAATGCTTTAAGTGATTCGTCAACTTCTTTTTTCTTTTTCTTTTGAGGCTTATCATGTTTGTCTATGGTTTTAGTACCAAATGTATCTTCTATACGGCCTTCTTCCATATCATATTCAGCATCGTCAACAGCATTTTGTGCATCTCTGATTGCATCTTCAAATGCTTCTTCGAGTTCGTATATTGCACTTTCTACATTATTTTGGGCTTTGTAGACTTGACGTACATTATAGTCATCTAATTGTAAGCCAACTTCGTCAGCAAGAGTTTCAAGTTCGCTGATAATATTCATATGCTGATCAACATACTTTATATTTTTTGTGATTTCTCTGGCACGTTTTTGTGCCGCTTCAAGATCATATAACCTAGATTGCAATGCATCTAAGTCTACTGATTCAGTTGTAATACTTTCGCCGATATCTAATAGTTTCATATAAACTATTTATCAAAAATAGTTAGAATCTGCTTTACAAAATTGTTGTTCTCTTTTTTTGCAAGATAGATAAAATGGTTATAATTAAAGTTCAGTATATCTTCCATTTCTTTTATGAGCTCTATCCATTCGGATTTTGAAAAACTATTGAGCTCATCAAATAAGTCTATGATTATATCAGCACGTATGTCACTGTCAGTTTCTAAATCATAACTCTCGTCCCACCATTCCATGAATGTTTTGAAACCTCTGTTACGTAATTCTTCTAACATGCCACTTCTTCCAATCAGCACAAACGGCAGTTTCATCATCAGTGGCTTGGCTAACTTCTCTGTTAACACCAACTCTTCTTCAGGATGAACATATTGGTCGCTAGTTTCAAACCACGTTTCACTAACAAAGTTTACATAACTGTCTAAATACAATTCTGGATTGCCTACATCGTTGTGATGTTCACGAGTATGAAACCTAGGATCAAGTTCGTGTGTAGGGTTTATTCTCATATCTAACCAATGGGCCGAAACACAATTCCCGTCTAGTTGGTCACTTTGTATTAAGTAATTTATAAATTTTGTTCTGTGTGGTCTTTGCTTTTTATTCAATGAGAGAATTTTGTGCTCTCGATCATGTAGAATAGGATAGTCATAACTTTTATCAATCAGGTTATAAAAAAGATAATCATACTTAACAACTGTAATAGGCATCTTTGGCTTTAGTCTCAGGTTTGATGTCACATATATAAAGTGTTCCATTTGTAAATCATATACTTTACATGTGTTTGCTAACACTTCTGACAATGTGTAAAAGTCAGTGCCGTTAATGTTGACCTTTTTAAGTTGTAAGTTGGTATCCGTGAAGTCATAATCAACACCTTCAGTTGCATTGTTGATTGCAATCTTACATCTGCCGGCTTTGACATCGGATAAAATATTAGTGGGTATATGGAAAAACTTAGAAGGCATCTGAGCGCCAGTTCTAAATGCAAACCATTTTATACTGTATAGGTAATTTCTTTTAGGACTCGATGTTAGTACACAACAATCGTCAGTGTACTTTTGCTCTATGGCAAAAAAATTGAGAGCATCTACTGGGTAGTCAATTGGGAAATCTTTACCAGCATCTCCAAATTTTGGATCAATACCATTTACGTGTACTGAATCTGAATAGAACTCAATTTGATCTGACACATTACTTACCTTGTCCGCGATATTTCTTAAAAGATCTCTTTTTGCTTTTGTTCATAGTCTTCATACGTTTTGGACTATTACCAATAGAGGTACCTTTTTTGATACCGACATGAGTGCTTTTATAACTGTTACTTCTAGTAGCCATGATTCTCCTTTATACAGGATATTTATAATGACGAATCAGGTAAAGGTAAGTTTTCAGGTCTATGGCCTTCAGAGGCCTGCTTTGCATTTATTTTTTCGTGCCAACGACCCCATACGCAGTGTGACACTTCGTGACCAATCCATTCTGGCTCATACTTCCAATCTGGATCTTTGATGTATATGATGCAACGATTAACTTTTGGTTGTAGTCTACTAAATGCTTGTAAGCCTTCTACACCAGGTGCCCAAATTTTGGCTTGCTCGTTGAATTCTGTTTGATCTTGTAAAAGTACAAAACTTATTTCTAAGTCTAATTTTTCGTACTCTTTGTTTTCAAATTTATAGCCGTCTTTGCCGACTTGTGAAGAATCACTACACCCTGCTATTAAGAGTGTAGTGAAAATTACCGAACAAATTATTTGCTTGATTCTGCTTTCCATATTGTCCATGCACCGTACAGTAAACCTGCCCATGCTACTAAATCAATAAGTCCGCCAAGCACAAGGTAGCCACCGCATACTGCTACAAGTATGCCACCGTCCCAAGATGTTCTTTCTCCTAGGCGAGCCATTAGCCAACCTTTGCCCATTGAATACATTAATTTTAACTTATCCATAAATTACTCCTATTTGGTTTTAACGTTCTTGGCTTTGCCTTTGCGATTCTTGTTAGGATCTTTTCGACGTTTTCTGCCTGCCGCAGTCTTGCGACCTTTTTTGCCAAGAGCGTGAGCTTTGCTTTGTGGTAAACATTTGGGTTTGCCTTCTGAACTTGATCCTCTGGCACAATCACCCCTGATTTTACCATCAGGACCAAAACGTACCCATTTGTCCTTGAACCACTTGCGTAAGTTTTCGTCTATCTCTCTGTCTCTGTTTGCTAGGTCGTGTTCGATACCCTGCATTAACGCATTGAGATCTTGCGATGCTTCAATAGTCTCTGAAAGTATTTGTGTTATCTTCATACAATTATTTATCGGTTTGACAGACGTAAATTAACCTCACTGTGTTTCTTTTCGTCTTGTTGTACCCTGTAGACCATATCGAACAGTTTGGCATCAGGTTTCAAACCATAATAATCAATTGCTAATTGAGGTGCTGGCACATTTTCAATTTCACCATGTGCTATCATGTCTAGGTAACTTTGATAACTTTTTACTGCTTCTTCTTCAAAATAATGTACCATGCGGTGTGCTGTTTTAGGAAAGAACACATACATGATGAAGTAATAGTTCCAAAAAATAAGTTGAGCTAAAAGTATAAGTAGTCTTTCAAACCAATTAGGTTTTGCTATTTCAATAAAGAACATGAGATGCATACGTTCGTTTTCTGCTTCTGCAAGAAGTTCTCTAATAGTAGGACCGTAGCCAGTTTTCATTTGGCGTAGACTTTTTAAGTGTATCCACATGCCTGCAACCATACCTGGCACACCTGCAATAGTTTCTAAAACTACTGCTCTATGGCCGTAACGTTTTGCAAAGAACGTGTCTGCAAAGAATCTGAAAAATTTAGTTTGCCCTCTGGCAAAAGCATCGTTTACCTTCATATAGGTATTTATTACTTTTTAGAACTATTGCCCCAATTCTTCGCACCTTTCTTTCTGCATTGTACTAATGCACCTGAGGCGTAAGCACTGGGCCAAACTTTGTATCTGGATTTAACTTTGTGATAGCAGGCGTCTTTTTTAGTTTTCTTCTTTTTAGACTTTGCTTCTAATGCCATCAAGTCGCTGTATAAATTATTTTCTTTTTCATTTATACGATCTTGATGATTGTGAGGAATCTGTTGTCCATTTCTAAACAACATTACATCTTTTGGTAGGTATCGTGCGGCATCTGGTGTGTTACCAGGTCTCTTACCTGATATCAGCATGTCTACAGCATCGTTTGCTTGTACTTTTGATAAGCCCTGTGAGCCTGTAAATTCTACTGCTCTGCCATTGATGTTTACTTTTATAACATACTGACCATCATCAACTGCTTCTTCGAATTCCTTACCTTTGTGTTTGATTGTGCCTTTCTTTAATTCTTTTTTCTTGTCCATGTGCGTTGCTGGTCTATTAAACTTTTCAATATTTTTTGCAACTGGATTTCTTTTATCGTATGGCTTTGGCTTTTGAGGTTTACTGCCTTCGGGTAGAGTAAATTGTCTAATGTCTCTGATACCTTTGACTAGTGCATCTTGTAAGTCAAGAAGATCAATTGGTCCCATGCCTCTTTCAACTGCTTGTTTCACAGCAACTAATGCACCATTTAATTTTTCACCAACAAGTTCAAGATGATCATTGCTCATTGCTTTAGCAATTTTGTCATTTCTAGCATTAGGAAAATTACCAGGAATAACTGGTCCTTCACTAATAGGGGCACCAGTAACTACCACTTTAGCATCTTTACCTTTGGAAACTAGAGTACGTGCCATCTTTTCTGCACGTTTACGATCAGCAACAACTTTCCATGGTCTACCATTAATGGTAACAGCATAGTTATTTTTTTCGTGTCTTAGTTCGTATTCTAATTCACGTTTTTTGAAATCACTAATCTCAGACAAAATCATACAATATTATGGAGCAGTTTGATCTACTTCCGATCCCCTAAACATAATTCTAATTGTGGCACTACCACTTGATGCACCACCTTGTGTTACATACGCATACAAATCAGTTTCAGCAGTGTATTTGTGATTAGTCTCATCAATTTGCTGAGAGCCATCTGGTTCAAAACCTACACCATACAGTCTGCTATTATTTCCAGCATCACCAACAGTTATATCAGTGGTGGTGTTATAATTAGTCCAGTTACCTGTTGTTTTTTCAATCATGGTACTAAGAATAGTCGAGTTTGCTGGTACAGTAAACAAAAATTGATTACCACCATCATATGTAACAGTTTCAGTAATATTCTGTACACGTGATCCTGTTGCTTCTTCCATTTGTGCTTTGGTTACAGCATGAGCATCATCGGTGCCTGCCGCAATATTTGCTGTGGCAAGAGTATCAGCATTTGCAAATAGGGAGATATCATCACTACTGCTTATTACTCTTGGTCCGCCTTTGCCTAATTCTACATTTGCACTTACACCTGCAATGCCGTAATTCTTTACAGAATCAACCATGCTAAACTCCTATATTAACTAATGTTACCGAGGTCGCTATTACTATTTTGTGCTTGAGTAATTGTACCATAGTCTGTTACACTTACACTATCACTTGCTAACACAATACTAACTGTTGCTTGTCCAGCCGATGCACTACCTTGAGTAATATCATATGTGAGAGTTCCCTCTGCTGAATATTCATATTGGTATTGGCTGTGATATTGTGCCGCTTTCAAAACATCTATATCTTGTGCTCTGATATATCTTGCTTGGTTATCACTGTCACCTACTTCAACATACGTTCCAGTGTTGTTTGTTGCTGACCATGCACTTGGTACATCTACTGTAACACTGATTACTCTAGTGCCGGCACCAACTGTTGCAATATTAGCAGAACCGCTATCATAATCAACATCAACTGTGACGTGTTGTAATAAGTCTGCCGCAACATCATCCAACTGAGCTTTTGTAATTGCTTCACTTGCTACTGTCGCGTTTGCGATCTTAAGTTTTTGTAAAGCACCTCCATTTGCATAGAATCCAATCTCACTTGCTCCGCCCGTGATATATGAACCTTGCTTACCAAGTTCGACGTTTGCATTCAAACCTGCTAAATTATATTTCTTAACAGTGGCCATTTATGTCTCCCATTTTGTCCATTTGTAAAAGTTACAGTTGTATTTATCAAAAATGCTACTTGACATATAAGATAATTCATATATAATAGCAGTATGTCATGGAATCATAGAATAGTCAAGCACGACAAAGATGGCCAAGTATTTTACTCCGTCCACGAAGTGTATTACGAAGACGATCAGCCTGTTGCTTTTACAGAAAAGGCTGTTCCTGCATTTGGTGAAACACACGAAGAACTAATGCATGATATGATTAATCAAATGAGTGCCTTGACAAAGCCTGTATTAGATGCTACAATGTTTGATGAGAAAGTGTCAAGCAGTGATGCAGACAAATACGTAACTAACACAGCCATAGATATACTAAAACAATGTTCAAACAAGACATCCAAAGAATAGGTTTTTGCTGTAAGTATCTTGATTCAGATCAAACACAGAAGCCAAAAATACTAAAAGAAATACAACAAAACTTTACTGAGAAAGGTACAACTGTTGCTTGGTGTAATAGACAAGATAAAGTAGTTGCAGAAAGCAAACTGCTTGAAGTTGTTACACACAACATGCAAAGTGCCTACAATCTTGTAGAGTATGTTAGTACACTGCCAGACAATCGCAAAATGGTACGTCTAGGTAGCAATCAAATACCCATGGCAACTGAACCCACATGGCGATACTTGTGGGAGGACAGCAACAATCGTGCAGAATTACGCAAAGGCTTTGCACGTATTGGCGAACTTGCTCGTGCTAAAGATGTACGCCTCAGTTTCCATCCTGGGCAGTTTTGTGTACTTGCCAGTGACAAGCCTGACGTTGTTGAACGTAGCATAGATGAATTTGAATATCATGCTAGTATGGCACGTTGGATGGGCTACGGCAAACAGTTCCAGGACTTTAAGATTAACGTACACATCTCAGGTAGACAAGGTGCCGAAGGTATCATCAAAGTTTTACCGCGATTATCACCCGAAGCACTAAATACTATAACTATTGAGAATGACGAAATGTGTTGGGGTTTAGATGAGAGTCTTAAACTTAAAGATCATCTTGCACTAGTGCTAGACATACACCATCACTGGATACGAGATGAAGAGTACATACAACCAGAGGACGACCGCGTTAAAGCAGTTATCGACAGTTGGCGTGGAGTTCGCCCTGCTATGCATTATAGTTACAGTCGTGACGAGCATTTACCTGCTGGTGACGATACCCACTCTAATATGCATGATATCGTGGGACTACTTGAAGCGGGTCACAAGAAGCAAAAACTAAGAGCTCACTCTGATTACTATCCTAACTATGATGCCAATGCATGGGCATTGAGCTTTTGGTCACAGTTCGACATTCAATGCGAGGCTAAGGCTAAGAATTTGGCAAGCCAACAACTATATGAGCAGGCAATAAATGCAAAGAAAAGTTAAAGTATTAGAATGTATGATACAGGCAAACGGAGTACCGGAGCCTGTTGACGATGAAACGTTTTGGAGGCATCACGGTCCTACACCTGAAGTTTATATACTATTCCAAAATAGTGATCTTTTTGAGTACACTAGAGATTTTGCAGAAGCAGATATTATTCCATTGTTGATACACAATCCGGAAATTCCTCAAGCAACAATGGATTTTTTCAGTGATAAATTTAACAATAATCAAATAGCAGTTAATATTCGATGGCTTTGTCACATCGACGAAACTGTTATGAATCCTGAAAATCTCACAGAGAATATGATCGGTAGCAATCATCCCTTTAAGAAGATTATTGATTTACACAGCGATTGGTCAAAGATCTTATATAACTCAAACACATTTCTGTACACAGACTTTCTATTTAATAGATCACATGTGATGCATTTCAAAAGAGAAGTGCTCAGGGACAAGTATGCTACTAGTACCAGAAACCATTGGTATCAAATTGCACCACCTCATTTACAAACTGAGCAAGAACCATTTCCTGATAAGACTTTTGACATAACGCCAGATCATGATATATTATACCGGTTAAAAGAATTCAGGATGAGGATTAACAACCACGAAATAACGCCAAAGATGTTTGTGGCTCCTAGCACATCTAGAGTTAGGCCTCGTCTGGCACAGCGAAGTGTGTTGAGAAAAGAACTTAATAGATTGTTGTTTGAGTACGAAGGTTACATAGGAGACATATCACAAGGACTAGCAATGTTACCTGATATGGATGAATATAGACATGACACTTGGGATTTGTTAGGATTAAATGGTTGGGGATTTTCACCTCCAAGTAATGTATATTACGATTCTTCTACATTAAGTATCTATGTAGAAACTTTGATATATAAAGGGTGGTTTGATACAATGTGTGCCACAGAAAAAACTTTTACACCAATGGTCAAAGGACATTTTATTATGCCTTTTGGTAGACCTAAATTTATATATCACTTATCAAAAGATTATGGATTCAAATTTCCTTCATGGATTGACTACACATACGACACCAGCACACCAGAACATCCAGATCCTTGGCAAGAAAGAATGCAACCATTTACAGAACAAGTTAGATGGGATTTATACAAGGAAGAAGTAAAAAGAATACTTGGCATGGGTGCTGAAAAACTATATCAAAAAAAGAAAGAAGATCTCAATATTCTGCTACATAATAGAAGTATTATGAGAGACATAGGTCCTAGAGCAGATTTAGGTGAGAATGATAACTTTGGTTTCTTAATGGCTTAATGGATTAAATATGGAAAGAACAGGTTGGCTAACTTCAGTTGTTAGCAAAGAATTAAAAAACATAGACACAGCAATTGAAGTTGGTGTGTGGCGAGGCGACTACAGTAGGACTATTATTAGAACTCTTAAGCCTAAAAGATTTATAGGTATCGACCCTTGGGAGTTATACGAAGGCTACACTGATAAGCCTGGTAATGAATTCAAAAGCCAAGAAAGTTTAGATCATCTTTATTTGAACGTTAAAGATTCGTTTGAAAAAGAATTTGATTGTGCAGAAATTTGGAGAGCCCACAGTGTGAGTGCTTCTAAGCATTTTGAAAATCAAAGTTTAGACTTTGTATACCTAGATGCTGATCACAAATATGAACCTGTTAAAGCAGACATAGATGCATGGTGGCCTAAAATTAAACCAGGCGGAATATTAGCAGGACATGATTATATTTCAAAAAGTCATATCGAAGAGTTTGGTGTAATTAAAGCAGTTGATGAATTCAGAGAAGCAAACAATCTACCACTTAATAAAACAGATGAACAATTTGCAACTTGGTGGGTGGTTAAATGAGTAACATTCTAGTTGCAAAGAATTACAAAATATCTGATCATTCTAAATGGTGGGACGACAAATCTGATAAAGTAGATCAACTTGAAAACGACTATGCTCGTATGGAAGAGATACTCACAGAGTCTGCAAGGAAACACATCAAAGATTTAGATGAAGTAAAAGTATTCCGTGGCGAAGCAGACAACATCAGAGATGTATTCAAAACAAATTTTTATGAAATATATGACTTGTGGAAACAAGGACATAATATTTTATATGCTGACCTTGATGTACTTTTTATCAAGGGTGTAGATTATTTTTGGGATACCAAGTATTTCAAAATGTTTAATTTTACACAGCCAGTGAGTACAACTGACGAACACTATGATATCAAATTTGAAAAGTATTTCAACTGTGGATTACGTTATTACCCAAAAGACATGAGCCAAGATGTTTGGGATTTAGGTATCAGCATGGTTGAGAATTGGAATCCTGATAGATGGGACAGTGAGCAAATCATATACAATGCAATGTTGTGGAGTCAAGACATCAAGTTTGAAGATCACTATGATCCTCGATTAGCCTATCAGTTTTTATTCTTTGATGAATCTGATCATGTGAGGTTAAGTGATTGTATGTCAATGAACAAGCAGTTTAATCAAATAGATTTATCTTATGCAGGTGCAGTTCATGTCCATGGAAGTAGAGAATCTGATTCCAGATTAAGGTTGATGGAAATGTTAAGCAAAGGTGAATTTGTCTATCAACAAGACGAAGTACTTTACTTATAAGTCGTTGTCCGGACAACTTAATGAGCTGTGACAGATGGTTTGTAGTGCTCTTCTACTATATAGTGTATTCTAAGAGGGACACTTTTACTATTACTTGTTAGACATTAAACATGTCTGTCACAATAATATTTACTCAAAACAATAAAAATCCACTCTATTCACGGCAAAAATAGCCTAAAAATTGCTTGACTTATCTATAAAGTACGTATATAATGTATTAAACAGGTAAAAATATTATGTTATTAGAGAAACCAATCAAGCAAGGTACTACCATATCAATCAAACTTACAAGCGGTGAAGAAGTCATTGCATGTTATGAAGATGATACAGATGCCAATCTAGTTGTTACCAAACCCGCAACAATTAGTGCTACGCCAGATGGCAAAATGGGTATTATTCCGTGGATGATGACTAGCAGAGCCGAAAAGTTTTTAATAAATAGAACTACGGTTGTTGCTTATGTTGCAACTGAAGAAGAAATTAGCAAAGGATACTTACAGAGTACTACAAACATTACACTAGCAAAATAGTTTATGTAAGGAGGACTTATGAAAAAGTTTGCAATTTTGATATTCGCTTTCTTTCCTATAGGAGTGATTTCTACAGTTGTAGCGGCGTGGTTGTTTACACCTGCTGAAGTGCAAGAAACTGTTGAACCTGAGCCAGAAGTGGTGCAAGAAACTGTAGAAATAAAGCCTACTATTCCAGACGTAGATTTAGATCAAATGCATTGCCTTGCAAAAAATATTTATTTTGAAGCAAGAGGTGAAAGTTCACGTGGTAAAACAGCAGTTGCTAATGTGACCATCAACAGAGTCAATAGTACCAGATATCCAAACACAGTTTGTGATGTTGTATACCAAGCGGTCCATTCTACATGGTGGAAAGAAAATCACAACAGATTAGTTCCTGTTAAAAACATGTGTCAATTCACTTGGTACTGTGATGGCAAAAGCGATGCTATAATGCTCACAGATCATCAAGGTAGAACTATAAAAGCAAATATGGATGCCTGGATAGAAAGTATAGCAATAGCAAGAATGGCACTCGAAGGAAAACTACCAGATTTAACACAAGGTGCAACACACTATTTCAACCCTAGACTTGCCAATCCAAAATGGCAATACGTCTTTACCCAAGTAGCAATTATAGACAACCACGCATTCTTCGTACACTAGATAAATACTACTATAAAATACACACAGGAGAGTAGTATGTATGAGTATAGGGTAAAAGTTCTTAAAATCGTAGATGGGGACACCGTAGACGTTGATATTGATTTAGGTTTCGGTATCGTATTAAAAGATGAACGTGTTAGGTTAATGGGTATAGATACACCAGAAAGCAGGACACGCGACAAGGTAGAAAAGCAATTTGGATTAGCGGCTAAAAAACGAGTAAAGCAATTACTCGGTGGCAAATCAGGTCCAATTCTCAAAACGCAAATAAACAAAAAAGGCGAAGATATGAAAGGTAAGTTTGGTCGTATTCTTGGCGACTTTTCTGTTTATGATGGCAACAAAGATGCATGGCGTCCACTCACTGAATTATTAGTTGAAGAAGGACATGCTGTAGCATACTTTGGTGGCGACAAAGATGAGATTGATCAAAAGCATTTGGCCAATAGAAGCAAGTTGATCAGAGAAGGTATCGTAAATATGACTGCAGAACAAGCAGGAATTAGCGATAGTGGCAAATCACAATAGAACACGAAAAAAGGAAATGGGTCCTAGGTTTGACCTAGTTGGCAAAACCTTACTAATCAGAATCAGCAACGTGTGGTCCGCAATTGATGAGCGTGACCACTGGAATTGCATGCCTGGCATCAACAAGCAGGAAAATTATGAACGAGTAGATGTTCATAACATTGTTGTGATGTGGAATGTATTTGAAGCCTGCGTAAGTGAAGCCGGATCATTTATATGGTTCCAAGAAGAACTTTACAGGCAGTTTCCATCACTTGTAGATATACCATGTAACTATGTGTTGAACAAAGGCACGGATATTACAAATTATTCAGAAGTTGAACTTCCTGATACCTTGCATTACATAGAGACGTTTGAGATATCAACTAAACTAATATATGACTTGTGGCCAAGTTGGCACCATAATGTACCTTGGCAACCATTTACAAAACAGATTCTGTACACACCAGGTAAGTTGAGACCTTTTCGTTATCTTGCTATAAAAAATTTATTACATTATTTTCCAGACAATGTAACCTATGTAATGAATAGAAATTTAGCAGGTGAGGGTATGCCTGTCGATCCAAATCAAAAACAGCAGTTGAATGATTGGATAGAAAGTACAAGGACCATGATAAATGAATATGGTCCAAGAACTATTAATTTTGAAAATGAAGTTTACCCGTTCATGCTAAAATACGAAAGTGATTTAGTAGACTCTGTTCAATTGAACATAAACAACTACACACAATTAATTGGTTATAGACTAGCAGAAACCACATCAATATCAGCATTGGTAGAAACTTGCCCAGGTAGTAATTTTTTTACTGAAAAAACTTATGCTTGTATTGTAGCCGGCAGACCCTTTATACACTACTCTGAAGAACACGGCACTGACTACCTTGAAAAATTAGGTTACAAGTTATTCTACAATCAACAAGATAGAGATTATGTGCATATGAACAAATGGCTTGAAAAATTTTTAATTTCACCAGATGTTGACACAATACAAGAAACTATACAGCACAATCTCAATACACTTGATAACAATGTTGCAGAACATCACAAAACAATGTCTGCTTTGATGCCAGAGTGGCCTACACTATCAGAACAATCCCAAATAGACATACTAACCACATTTCTCAAAATTAATGCTTGACAAAGCCTAAATAGAGTGTATAATAACTTTATTATTTCTATCGAGGCACATAGATGAACAAAAGATTTTATTCAGGCAAAACATATTCGCATTCAACTGGCCACAGTTGTGCGTTTAGGCAATGGCGGGCAGACAGTCATTGCAACTTGATCCATGGTTATGCATTACAGTTTGAATTCACCTTTGGTGGAGACGAACTTGACGAGCGTAATTGGATCGTAGACTTTGGTGGATTGAAGCCACTTAAAGAATGGTGTAAACAGATGTTTGACCATACTTACTTGGTAGCAGAAGATGATCCAGAGTTAGAAACATTCAAAGAACTAGAAGCAAAAAGTTTAGTTGATTTGAGAATTGTTTCGCACACAGGTTGTGAAAGATTTGCTGAAATGGCTTTTGACAAAGCAGATGAAATTGTTAAGGAATTAACAAATGGAAGATGCTGGGTACAAAAAGTCACAGTAAGAGAACATGAGCATAATAGTGCTACTGTTGAACTTAACGACCATACTAAAGTAAAATTTAGTTAAACACTAACAGAGCTTCACTGTTTGCTCGACGACGGTCTATAACAGTGCTATATGATGATATATGATGAGATTAGAACGTAGTCGGCTTTCCTCACTGACGAGTGGGGGCCACTATCTTAAACAAGGTACTTAATGACTGAATTACCCCAACCAAACCGACTAAATAGTAGTACTATGTGGTTTGGTATACTTACACTTATAACAGCACTATCCATAGCCGGAGTTGCGGCATGGTTTAGTATCGCAGGTCTTATGGCCATATTCAGTGCGGCGGCTTTACCTATTGCGGTAATGGCTGGTACATTAGAAGTAGGTAAACTACTCACAGCAAGTTGGTTGTACCGTTATTGGGACGAAACCAGTCTTACACTAAAAGCATATCTTAGTACCGCAGTTCTTGTGCTCATGCTTATAACCAGTATGGGAATCTTTGGTTATCTCAGTAAGGCTCACTTAGACCAGGCTGGCGTAAGTGGTGATGCTATTGCTTTTGTAGAACGTATTGACGGACAAATAGCACGTGAAGAAAACCGTATTGGCATCATAGAAGATAGAATACAAAGTCTCACTTCTGGTACAGGACTAGATGTACAAGACAGCATAGATGCACAAATCCAAATACGTGATACTGCTTGGCAACAAGTACAAGGTGACATAGATTACAACCAAGGTCAAATAGAAAGTGTAAGAACACAACTTACTTCTGATTTGGCATCACTTGAGACTAGATTGTCAGCATTAGATAAGGCAGTAAATGATCTCAGAGAAAAGGGCGTAGAAGTTATTACCACTGAAGAAGGTGGTACATTTAGACGTGCTGAAACAGAAACAATAGATTACGTTGCACAAGCAGATGAGTTGCGAGCCACGCAACAAGCAGAACGTGATCAAATATCAGAACAACAAAAGAACTTAAGAACACAGGCAACAGCAGACATCAAAGTGTTCCAAGATGCTATTGACCGATATAGAGGTCAAGCACAGGACACAATACAAGATGCTAATGCAGAAATAAACAGGTTGAGAAATCAAAGTACACAATCGCAAGATGATACTTTAGACCAGATCGATACTTTTAACACGGAAATTGATACAATTTACGGTAAGATAGCAACACTTAAAGACGAAAAGTTTGAGGCTGAACAAGAAGTTCGTGCCTTAGAAAAAGAAGTGGGTCCAATCAAATACGTAGCACAATTATTATTTGGCGGTGACGAAGCAGACTTATTAGACAAAGCGGTACAAGTGTTTATTCTTATGCTAGTATTTGTGTTTGATCCATTAGCAGTTATGCTGGTTATCGCGGCTAACCAAACATTATTAAGGTATGGCATTAACTTAGAAAGCAAAGGACCTCCATTACCAACTAAACCAACTCCAGAAGAAGTTGAGGAGCAATACTACGACTCATCATTTGAGGAGCAATCAAGGGAACTATATGGAGACAACATGCCCGACATACCAGAGGACAAGGAAGAATTACCAAGTGCTGTTGATGATGCCGCTGACATAATGAGCGGATACAGTAGAGATCAAGAATTTGATGTTGACATAGACACACCCGAACACATACAGATATTAGAAAACAGATTAAAGAAAAGGTTAGAACAGGATGGCGAGAGCTGAAGACATACAGAAATATATAAACGAAGTCAATGAAAAGTATAGCGGTTTGCTGACATTGTTGATTGACACATTAGATAATCCTAAAGTTGTAGAAAAGGAGGTGCCAGTTGAAAAGGTCGTTGAAGTTGAAGTCCCAAAGGAGATTGAGGTCGTCAAGGAGGTTGAACGAATTGTCGAAAAGGAAGTCCCAGGTCCAGAGCGAATCGTCGAAGTCGAAAAAATTGTAGAAGTAGTTGATAATGATCATGTATTTGAATTACAAAAAGAGATCAATCAACTCAAAAGCAAATTAAAATTAGTACAAGAAAGTAAGCAAGAAGAAAAAATTATCGAGGTTGAAAAAATTGTTGAGGTTGAGAAACCTGTTGAAGTTGAAAAGATTGTAGAAGTTGAAAAGATTGTAGAAGTTGAAAAAATAGTTGAAGTGCCAGTTGAGACTGTTGATGAAAGCCAACAAGATAAATTTAACAAACTAGAAGCAAGATATAATACACTCAAAAAACAATTAATTGCATCTCAAGAATCTCAACAAAAAGTCAAAGAAGTACAAGTTGAAGTTCCTGCATCAGGCGATTTACGTGAAGCCGCTAGACTAATGGCAGGAAGTGAACTTAACAAAGAGGATTGGTCAGAAAAAGAAATATACAATATACTGCTAAACACTTCCGAAAAAGAAGTAAAAGAAAAATTAGGGTTTTGGGCAGTAGATTATCCTAAAGACGACACCGCAAACATTGATTAACTATAAATACTAGCATGTCAGACAATACTAATTTAGAGTGCAGTTTTTGCGGTAAAAAACGAGACTTAGTTAAAAAACTTATAGCCGGCCCTAATGTTTTTATATGTGATGAATGTATCACATTAAGTTACAACATTGTAACTAATGAAACTGAAGACCCAGAAATAGCACCCGTTGATTTACCCTCCCCACCCGAAATATTTGAATTCTTAAATGACCATATCGTTGGTCATAAACAAACCAAAGAAATGTTAAGTGTTAGTGCATACAACCACTACAAAAGAGTTTACAATAACCCAGGCGATTTAGAAGTAGACAAGAGTAACATTTTGTTAACAGGCTCTACTGGTACTGGTAAAACACTATTTGCTAAAACACTAGCAAAAAAATTAGGTGTACCTTTTGCTATAGCAGATGCAACTACACTAACTGAAGCAGGATACGTTGGAGAAGACGTAGAGAGCGTCTTAGAGCGTCTGTTGAGCCTTGCTAATTATGATTTAGAACTAGCACAGAAAGGTATTGTATACATAGACGAGATAGACAAAAAGGCCCGTAGGAGCGAATCTAACACGGCTACACGCGACGTTAGTGGTGAAGGTGTTCAACAAGCACTCCTAAGACTAATAGAAGGCACAGTAGTTAAAATAAAAGTTTCAAACAATAAAAAATCAATGGTAGAAGATTATGTAGAATTTGATACTGCTAATGTATTGTTTATTGTAGGCGGTGCATTTGTAGGCATAGACAAAGTTATTAAGAAGAGACTTAAAAGCAAGAATAACATAGGATTTGGTGCTAACATAGTATCAGATGCTGAGAACTTTGTGCAATTCTTAGAACACAAAGATGTTATAGAATACGGACTCATTCCTGAGTTTGTATCCAGACTGCCCATAATTGCAGTATTAGATAAACTTGACAAAACACATTTATATAGTATAATTAAAAATGTTAAAAATAATGTTCTTGATCAAGTAAAGTATATTTTAAGTATCGACGACATTAATATTGAGTTTAGTGACGAGTATATAAATTCTGTTGCTGAACAGGCAATTGACATGAATATTGGTGCTAGAGGCATTAGAAGTATTGTTGACAATTCATTAATAAATCTAATGTATAGAGCTCCTAATCTTCGAGAAGAAGGCGTTGTAACGATACTTATGAATAAATATCCTGACAATGATTACAATCCAGATTTAGAATATGAGGATGGAAACATTATTAGTGACACAAAATATAAACTATATAGAGGTATAAATGAGAAATAATTTTAGAGGAAAAGGTAACTTTCAAAAACGCCCTTTCAATAAAAATAAGCAAAAGGAAGAAAAACCTTTTGGTGCAAAGGTTATCGTTCGCAACGGTGATGTAAATGGTGCATTGAGAAGATTGAAAAAAATCTTGGAAAATGATAACCGCCAAAAAGAACTTGCGAAACGAGAGTTTTATGAAAAGCCAAGTGCTAAAAATCAACGTAGGAAATCACAAGCCAAAAAGAGAGTTCAGAAAGAAAGAATGAAAAATCTTGTTGCTGGTGATGCTCCATTACCAACACCATCAAGTCAAAAGTTCATGAAGTCTAAGAGAAAACGTAGAGCATATTCAGACTTGAGAAACGCATTTATTTCTTCTAAGAGAAAAAGAGGAACACTCTAAATGCGTATTGCAGTAGTTAGCGGAGGGTTTGATCCGCTACATACTGGTCATATAAATCTATTAGAGTCAGCCTCCGCATTTGGTGATAAATTAATTGTACTGGTAAACAGTGACGATTGGCTCACTAGAAAGAAAGGCAGACCCTTTATGCCTTTTGAAGAAAGATCAACTATTATTCAACGCATGGACATGGTAGACAATGTGTATGGTGTTGACGATAAAGATGGAAGTGTAACCCAAGGCCTCATAGATGTAAGGAATGCATTCGGACACAATCATGAATATATATTTTGTAATGGTGGTGATAGAGGCAAAGATAACATTCCAGAAATGGAAGTTGAAGGATACGATTTTAAGTTTAGTGTTGGTGGCGATCACAAAGCCAACAGTAGCAGTTGGATATTAAAGGAATGGAAGTATCCAACAGAACGCAGAGTATGGGGCGAGTTCAGTGACTTGTTTCAAGATGATGTTGTTCGTGTTAAAGAGTTAGTAATTGAAGCAGGTAAAGGAATCAGTTATCAACGACACTTCAAGAGAAGTGAGATGTGGTTTATCAGCAAAGGTAGACTTAATGTTAAACACAGTTTTAGCACACCTGATACTTTTCAAGTACACACTATAGAAAAGGATCAGTTCTTTCATGTTAAACAAGGTGATTGGCATCAAGCATTTAATCCATTTGATGAACCTTGCCATATCATAGAAATACAATATGGTGAAGAAACATCAGAAGACGACATAGAACGTCTAGAATATTATGACGGAGAATAAATGGAGATGAAAGAATTAAACACTGATAAAGTAATTTATTTGTTAAATCAAATTATAGAATTAGAGATGGCTGGAGTTGTACGTTATGCTCACAGTTCACTAATGGTAAGTGGTCCAAACAGGATTCCCATTGTTGCCTTCTTACAAGAACAAGCAAACGAAAGTTTAGCACACGCCTTACAAGCAGGTGAATACATCACAGGCTTTGGTGGACACCCAAGTCAACGTATTGCTGTGATTGAGGAAAATCATGACCACGGTGTATTACAAATATTAAAGGAAAGTCTCGAACATGAGCAACAAGCAGTAATGATGTATAAAAAATTACTAGAAGAAGTTGCTGATGCTAGTGTTATGTTAGAAGAATATGCCAGAGGACAAATTGGCATGGAAGAACAACATGCATTAGAAATCAAAAAGATGCTCAGAGACTTCAGTTAAAATGCCAACCCTTGCCTCTTGTGGCTGTAGTTTTTCAGATTACACCGGTGACTCCATAAAAAACACTTATGGTGCAGTAGCCGCCAAGAGTCTCAATCTTGATTATTTGCATTTAGCACAAGGTTGTTCAAGCAAGGATCGAGTGTATAAATCCATTGTACAATCAGTACGTGATGGAAAACTTGTAAGCGGTGATCTTGTTTGTATACAATATCCTGATCCTCATCGACAGGAAGTCATGTCTCCTTTTAATCATTATCTAGACGAAAATGATCAGTGGCCAGAATACATTTACAATACTATAAACGGTATGATCAGAGATAGTGATTTTGGTAGATACAATTACTATAATTACAAACCATTATTACATGATTACCATCACAACGGTTGTAATATCCCTACTGAGTTATTCGAAGCGGCAAAAAATCAATCAGAAGCACTTGAAGTTTTGGGTTCTGTTAATGAACGATTTATTTTGCATAATTGGCAAACTCAAAGTATAATGTTAGAAGGCTTTTTAGAACATCACAACATTGATTTGATGTATGTGTTTCATAGATGTACAGGACTATGGCATGATCATTATAAGTCCCTTAAACTCACAAGCAACATAAAGCATTGGGAAGATGGTTTTCATGAACATGCTATATGGGCTGATTTAATGAAAGTTGTGGACAATTTTGATAACAACGAATACCTATTGGGGTGGGACACCATTAAAGGATTTGAACCAATAGAATTTGATAAATCACATTACAGTCAATTGGGACATACTTTTATAGGCGAGAAACTTGCAGAGCACATACTAGATAAGAGATAAATAACAGTATGGCATATTCAAAGAAAGTAATCGACCGTTTCGAGCAAGTGACAAATAACCCTGCGGCACATGGTGTTGGTAAGTTTGATCCAAAAGATCCTACTGTAGCAACAGGTATGACAGGGGCACCAGCATGTGGTGATGTAATGAAATTAGATCTAAAACTAGATCCAGAAACTGACACAATTATAGATGTCAAATTCAAAACATATGGCTGTGGTAGTGCTATTGCTTCTAGCAGTATGTTTGTGGAAATGTTAACAGGTCTTACAATCGAAGAAGCAAAGCAAATCAAAGACAAAGAGATTGCTGAAGCACTTGAATTACCTCCTATCAAAATACACTGTTCAGTGTTAGCAGAGGATTCAATTAAACGTGCTATCCAAGACTGGGAAGAAAAGAAAGCAGGTCGAACCACATCATGGATCGATGAGATGCAAAAGAAAGATGACAAATCCATGATTGGGCATAACAGCAACAACGTTGAAACATATCCTGAAAACGGAATGTAAATCAGAAAAGATCAAAATCAATCCATTTAATTAAGTAATCTCTTTTTTATCATAAATAGATCGTATAAGGTATTATAAACTTATCTTATATGTTACTCCACATAAATTTTATAAATTGAGGGTTATGTTTACATATCCCTCTTTTTATAGTTAATAATATAGATAAACATGACAGATAAAATCAAGACTAAATTAAAAACAGTAGATGGTCTAGTTCTGCGTGATTCGTTAGAACTAGTTACATTGGTGTCTATCTTTTGTTTGGCAGTTGGCGGCGTGGTTCCGCAACTGTGAAAATGGCAATGATATACACAGTGCTTTTGTTTGCAGTACAAACAGATAATATTGCTGGAGTTCTACGAGGACTCAGAGATGTAAACAATGCCACATATTACTTAGAACCAAAATGATTAGATTTTTTTACAAATACTGGATAGCACCTTGGCATCCAGAAGGATGTATCAAATGAGGTACCCTCAACAAAATGAATTACAGTTAAACAAAACTGTTGACGCAACACCTGAAGAACAAGCAGAATGGTTTGAAACAGACTACTTCATGAAAGGCGACTTTAGCCCTATGCAATTATTTGTGGTTATACCAGCAGTCATACAGATAACTGTATTCTTCTCTATGTTAGCCGTGTTTGCACTAAACAGTGTCTTATTTTAGAAACACCTTTAGATTACTAATAGGTGTAGGTAAGTCAGAACACAGCACAGTAACACCCTCACAAATCCTCATAACAGCAATAGCAGTAGGTTTCGCATTCTTAGGATCCATATCCATGCTATTGTTACTCGCAAGTCTCATAATAAACGGTTGACATAACCCTGTAATTTGCTATAATAATAGCATGAATTTACTACGAACTTTTATGCTTTGTGTGTGTATAGCAGTGAGCATATACTGCATTTACTTCATAGGCGCAATTCTCAAACCCATATTATCTGCTGAACAATTAACCAGTGTAACTTCTATGATTATACTGTTTTGGTTCAGTGTGGAGTTTGGGGTGTTTGCAGGACATTCACTTTGGCACGAATACAGAAGTAAGAAGATTCAAAAAGAATTGGATATGGAACGTGCATTTAGAAAAATGAGAGGTGGCAAATGACAATGCATTTAGCACAAGGTCTTAGTTCAATAAATACTAGGAAACGTAAAACACCAAAGATTACAAAAGCCAAGATGGCTGAACTTGAAGTACGTTGGAGACAGCATAACAAGAGCATGAAGCAGAAAGGCTTACATGACATGCGATACAGTACTCTGGAAGAGTACATTGCATATTGTTATGGTCTTAACAAGAAGCCTGATCCACGTGACTACAACAACTTCAAGCCTAACAAGCCACAAGTTAATTGGCGAGCAGAACAAGATAGGCTCCACAGAGAAAAGTATCCTAGTATGCCTATTAGTCCAAAGGACAATGGTGCAGGTAGGAAACAAGAAACAATGAAGTACACAGGCGATCTCATTGAAGGTATTGCAACTATGCATAAGTCTAACGCAGTACCTGTAATGAAAGGCACAGAACAAGCAAAAGATATTGCTAGGATGAGACGTTGAAGTACCAATTTATAGAACAAGAGTGCAATGGGGGCATACAAAGAATATACACTTTCCCAAATGGATATGGTGCTAGTGTTGTTAAACACGAATTCAGTTATGGTGGCAAAGATGATAAATGGGAGTTAGCATTGTTAAAAGATGATGCATTGCTTTACGAACCTCCTTTGTTTGAAGATGTAATTGGCTACTTAACTGACAAAGAGGTTGATAATTTATTAAAACAAATTTCTATGTTTACGGAGGACACATTTAGTGGCGAAGGATAATGATAGTAAATCTACCCATGAAGGTTCAATGGGTACTGATCGTAATCCACCAAGTGGAACTGATCACTTGAAAAATTGGCATGGCGGTAAAGGTTCTGCTAGACGCAAAGAAAATGATCAAACAAAATATGAGGATGGTTGGGAAAGGATTTTTGGTAAGAAAAAATGATTACCAACGATCTTCTCAATTTAGATTGGTTATTTGAATCGCCATATTGGGAAGGTCCTGACGTAAGTAACTTTGAAATAATTAACATTTCAGATGGTGTTATACACGTAATCAAACACCGCTTAGAAACGTATGTGCCTAATGGTAAAAAAATTATATTTGTGCGTCCGCATGAAATATACACACCTGAGCCTGTGATTGATTTGCTGTCTACATTCTTAGACAAACACAATATAACTGATGCAACTATTATACTGAACAATTATTATGTACAGGAAGAACTAACACTACTGCCCACAATAAATGTTATTTGGTGTGATTACTTTTTGTTATACACAGAATTTTTACACAGAGTACACGGGCAAAAACACAATGTTAGATATAATCCAAATGCAGAAAAAGATTTTAGATGTGTTATAGGCAAACCTGATAAACCCAACAGAGCAAATTTATTAGTACAACTGTACAGTCTAGATTTATTATCTAACAGTCATGCAAGTATTTTGTGCAAAGATGAACATTTGAAAAAACTTTCATCGCTAACAATGTTCAATGACGTATACAGTTATAAAGTGTTGTCACAATACAATAAGTCAATTGATGACATTGAGTATGTTCAACAAGATGACCTCAATTTACATTGTCAAGGATTTCCATATGATGAAACAAAGTTTACAAACTCTGCAATAAGTATTGTACCTGAAACTACATGTTATCATCATATTTTTATCACAGAAAAAACTTATTATGCTATATACAATAATCACCCTTTTGTGATATGTAGCACACCAGGCACACTTGCAGAACTGAGAAAGTTAGGCTATAAAACATTTGATAGTGTTATAGATGAATCTTACGATCTATGTCCGGACATAGTGAGAAGAATGCAAATGGTAGGCCGAAGTGCAAAACAATTATTAGAACATAAACATGAACGAGTAGTTAGAGACATTGTTGAATTTAATAATCAACTGTTTGCAACGAAAGTGGAAGAAGAAATTAAATGGATAGAAAAGCAGATAAGGAATCTATAGTGACTCGCAAAGTAACTCCAGAAACGGAGAAGTTAGATAACGTAGTTATCGAAGGACAAAAAGCAGAATACACAGTTGCTGAAATCAAACACAGTAATCGTATCGTAAAAAGTGCAACACCCAAAGGAGATCTCAGTTGGTGGATCAAATGGACCAGTAGTATTATTGTGTTGTGTGCTATAACAATCAGAAGTGCTAATGTGCCCAACGAGCTCATGTTTGGTATGCCATTACAAGTTTGGGATATACTGCTAAGTTGGCTTGGAGCGGCAGGATGGTTTATTGTGGGCTTCATGTGGAAAGACAGAGCTCTCATTCTGTTAAATGGTGTTATCACAATCATGCTGTTTGGTGGACTAATAAGGTATTTTGTACAATGAGTAAATTATGTGTGATTAGTGCAAACGTCAACGACGATGCAGATTATGAGTACTTGACTGAAAATGCAGTACACAACACACTGCAACCATATTGGAAGTGGGCCGAAGAAGCAGGTGTAGATGTGACATTTACACAAGAGTATGACAGACAAGGCTTTGGTTTACAGTTGTTAGTATTTGCTAGTTTTGAATGCGACCAAGACCGTAAAGACTTCCAAGTAAACCATTTGAACCAATTTCCGCATAAAAAAATGCACAATTCAGGCCAAAAATACTATTTCGAGTAG